GGTCTGCCCCTGTCCTGNCCTGGCNTGNNCCTGGTCTGNNCCTGTCCTGGTCCTGGTCCTGGTCCTGGTCCTGGTCCTGGTCCTGGTCCTGGTCCTGGTCCTGGTCCTGGTCCTGGTCCTGGTCCTGGTCCTGGTCCTGCCCGGTCTGGTCCGTAGGTCTTTCGCTATGGTGCGCAAAAAGAAGCCTTCGCCTTTGGGGCGAAGGCTTCACTTTCCTATGTTGAATCTATTCTTCCTCTTCCTCTTCCGCCCGCAGGGCGGCGATTCGTTCCTGTACGTCCTCCATCATACAGGCAAACGCGACCAAGGAAAGCAAACCTCCAAGTCCCTCTTTTTGGTAGGTTTCGTTGAGATCACAATCGTACAGGTAGTTGGAACCGTCGGATGACGTCAAGGACGGAATGATCCTGGCGTACGCCGAGTAAATAACCCACCGATGCCCGTCCACGCTTTCCCAGGCGGCATCGTAAACATCTTGCCCATATTCGCGTTCCGCCTCCAAGGCTTCCCGCGCAATACGCTCAATTTCCTCTACATACTCACGCTTCTCAATCATGATTCCTCTCCTTGTTATCGGAGCCTGATCGCTCCATGGGTGGGCCGAAGCTTTCGCCTCTGCCTCGGCCCACCTAGCAACGATCAGTCCATTAGTCTAGTGGTGGCGTGATGAGTCTATCTCGCAATGGGACTGGATGCACGTCCGCGCTTGCGGGGCGCCACGCCACGAAGAATCGATGTTTTGCCTTAGGATGTTTAAGGATCATATTCCGCATCGCTTGTTCTGCGTCCCGTCGACGATAGTGGCGCGATAGTACGTTGTACGCTTTATCGTTGTCGACGTAGACGCACCATGCTCCAATTCTTCCTTTTTCCCACAGCCAGATATGTCGGCTCACTTTTGACATGAGATTGCGAATTCGAGCAAACTTGTTTTCGTCTTCCCCCCACAGGTCTGGGTGAAAGCGCAACCTGTGGAGGACAGCGTTCCATCGGGGTTCGGGGGTGCCGTAGTATTTGGGGGTCATGGCTTTCCTTCGGTTCGGTAGTTAGAGCAATCATTCTCCAATCACAAGGATCCGCTTTCCGTGCGGGCCACGTTCCTCTTTCCACGGAATGCCTGCTTGCGTCATGCGCTTGAGAAGGTTTTCGCGGCTTCTCTTGTATTGTGCGCCGTATTGCCTTGCTTTTCCTCGAAGGGTGGCGCCAGACAACGATTCGATCCCCCGAATCAGGTTTTCCTGATATCGCCCCTTGCAAAGATCAAGGGCCTTCAGGTAAGCGTCTTCACAAAGGATCCGAGAATAGTGCATGACTTTCTCCTTTTGGTCGTTGGAGGGTTTTCCCTCCCCATAGGTCCCGATCGTCGGATCGGGACCTATGGGGAAGGGGCATACCGTGGAGCGATCCACGGTATGCCGCCGGCCCTTGGGTTAGGCGTCGATTTGGTCCAATGCCTCCATGTAGGCAGTCATGAGCGCATGCGCGGGCATGATGCGGAATGCTGGATGACCAGGCCCCAGAAGCGCTTCGACAGCGTCGATATCTCTATCGGTTTTTGGGATACCGACGTTTCGCATAGCGTCGACCAAGTCGTGCACGACGGCGCGACGCATGGCGAGGAAGGCTTTTTGCGCGTCGAGAGACAGCAGGGCCCACGCGCGCGTTGCCGCTTCGATCTGCCAGGCAGCACGCCCTCGTCCGCCGAGATAAACTGAATCAAGGTCCTCGAAGCGCTTCCACGTCCGCAGGTCCTCTAGATCGGCGTCGTTCAATCGAGACAAGATATCCTCGCACGTGACGCGCTCGATCAGCAAGTAAAATGAATCGATTCTTCCTTTCCTAGCCGCGTGTTGATAGTCGTGGTACCCCATGGCTCTAGCCATAGCGTCGAGCGCTTGATCGGGATCCGCGGCTTCGAAGATCCCACTAAATCCGCTAAAAGGGTCCGTGATCCTGAACATGTGGCGCATATCATCCTCCTATTACGGTCGCCTATCGCGACTATCTAGAGGCTAGGGGATCTAGAGGCAGAACGCAAGCGCTTTTTCACGAAGAAGAAATTTTAATGCATTGCATTAGATGAGCTAACGGCCCCCGTGCCCCGCGCCCCGTGCCCCGCTCCCTACGCACCACGCGCGTTCTCCTACGCGCCTACGCGCTCCGATACGATGCTCGTGATAAAAAAGGGCCCATGGTGTTGCGCCATGGGCCCGCGTAGGATTTTAGGTTGTGGGGGGATCAGGATTCGAGAGCGTAGTACTCTTCGCGCACCACGAAGTAGCGCCCCGCGATCTCTTCGATCCAATAGGGAGAATCTTCAGCGTTTTCGGAGTCGGGCAGTTCTGCCAGATCGGCGGGGCCAGCTTCGTGGCATACGATCGTGACATAGACGACGTCCCCGCGATCGTCGACGTGGAGGCAAGTGCCCGGCCTGATAGGCGCTTCGGAGATAGTTTCCGCGCTACGCTCCAAGTCGCGAATGTGGTCCTCGAATTCTTTTTCGGACTCGAAGACGATTACTTCATGGTCGTCGCTATACTGGGAATTGCAAATGCCATACTGAACGCGAATCATAGCCGTCCTCCTTATTAGGTGCCGGACCATCATGGTCCGTGGTCATCCTCCATGGTCACCCTGACCATGGTCGTGCTCCAGTCTAGAGGGTGCGCATCGTAGTGTCAAGAGGAAAGTGCCCCCGCCCCACGCCCCTACGCTCCCGCGTCCTCGAGCCCCCATATTAATAGTCAGCCACCACGCTCCCCACACCATGCGTGAAAGTCCAACGCACAAAGACACAACGCGCGAAGTGGTGAAACAGCATCACACATAGTGTCTGCGTACTACGTGCGAAGTCGCCCAGTACAAGGCAGCCATGTCACTAGGCGTGAAGTCGACGAGTACAAGGCAGCCATGTGACTGGGTGTGTAGTCGACGCGTACAAAGTGCCGTGCACTAGGCGTGAAGCTGCCGAGTACAAAGGACGAAGGCCCCCCGTGCACGAGTAGTGAAGACGACGCGCACGCGTTCACTAGTAGTGAAGTGGCCGGGCACGCGCGCGCTTTCACTTGGTGTGAAGGTGCCGTGAACGCGCGCGGCCGGGTCCCTTTGGGAGAGGGGGGTGGGGGGCGGAGCGGCCGCGCGCGCGCCGCCGCAGCCACGCTGTCGGATAAATGCTGATCTTTCGAATCTGATGTCTCTATTTATGCATTTATGCCTCGACGGGTCCCTTTCCGACGTGGGTCCCTTTCTGGCTCCGGCGGGTCCCTTCCCTACGCACCTGACGTTGACCTTTTCCACACCGCGGGTATATAATCTACGCCATGAAAGCTCTCGCTCTCACGACCATCCTGGCGTCCTTGTTCCGTCCCGACATTGGGACTCCGCCCTACACCTTGGTCTGCGACTCTGGCGGCACCGCGACCATTACACTCCCCAACGGGACTTACGAGGTGCTCGTCTCCGGCGGCACGGTGTACCTGTGTTACGACACCGCCTGCGCAACAAAGGGCGAAGCACGAGTCCCTGGGAACCACGGCCTAGTCCTCATCCCGAAGCCTACCCCGGTCTCCTGCCGCTCCGACACTGGCGCAATCATCCAGTGGGTCCCCGGACGACGCCTATGAGATACCGACTCCTCCAGACCATTGGGTTCGCCGCACTCTTGGTTACCCTCACGGTCATCCACTGCCTCCCCACGGAGATCCGAGCCGACCGTCGCCGATCCACGACGTTCCTCGCCGCCGCTGCCGACGACGACACGGAATGGTCCGAGTCCTGGCCCGAGTGGGACGGCGCGACCGTCAACCCCGAACTCACCGACGACCACCCCACCACGGGATGGCCCAAGACCTACGGTCGCATGTGCGTGACGTTCACCTCGGGCCCCTCAGGCGCGCACCGCACCATCATTGATAGCCGGACAGGGCCAGATGATCCTCGACCTTACCTTTCCGTGGTCGACGATGGACGGATTCGCTTCGGCATCCCGACCGTAGGCAGCATCGAGGGCGGCACCGTCATCCCTGGGCAGACCCACACCGCGTGTATTGACCTCACCCTCGGCACCACGACCCTCGTCCTCGACGACAAAACCATCGGTACCTCCACCACCCTTTCGGCCTGGGAATGGCACCCCACCACGCGACTAGGCTCCCGTTACGACGGGGCTGATCCCCTGGGCGGCGTGATCAGGTCCATCCAGTGGCGGGGGCTCCGCTTGGTGTGTGACATGCGATCGGACACCTGCTCGGACGGGAGGAAGATCACCTCCACCAGAACCCCCAACACCCACGTTCCCTGCGAGGTCTTCCCCGGCGTTTGGGTGATGGTCGGGCCGAATCAGGGCTGTTACTCGGTGCGTGGGCTGGAGGCGTGGAATTCGATGGATAGCAGTCTGTCGTATGGGGCGGAGCTGGATCGGAGCCCGTGGCAGGCCGTGGATGGTGCCACCGTCCAATCGCTCCCAACGGGAGGATATCGTGTCAGTGGTGTCGGGGAAGAGTCTCGCATCTTTCAGCTAATCACGCCTGGGTCTGGGGCTTGGACGTTCGCGTGTGTCGCAGACACAGGAGCGAGCATAGGGGCGCGTCTGGGGGTATATCAGACAGGCGCGTCTGGTAGTTTGTTTTGCGACCTCGACAGCGTTACTGGATTCCAGATTCACTCCTGCACGACGAACATCACAAGCACCCCAACGGAACTGGCTGTCCGCATCTATCCTGGCTCTGGGCACGTAGACGTCGTCGGCTGCTGGCTCTACCGATATGCCGATTCCAGACGTCCGTGCTGGGGCGGTAATGCCCCCGTTCAATGCGGCGAAGATCGGCACGCCATCAGCACCGATGGGTGGCCGACGGAGAGTGGGGAGATCAGCCTGGTCTACACGCCACAGGCTGTCGGCGTCTCCTATAATATGTGGCTGGTGGACAGTATGGGGTTCCAGAATTCCGGCTTCGACCTGTATCGAAATTATGCATCTGGCGCGTTGGTCTTCCGGCTGCGGCGGCGGGGTGATGGGACATCTTCGCAAAGCACCCAGAGTCTAGTGTGGGAGAAGGGTCGCTCGTACCACATACGCGTGAGATGGTCGCCCGAGCGAGCTGAGATTTGGCGGGACGGGGTGCTTCTACTCAGCTGGGTGCCCACCAGAGTGCCTGATAGCCACTCTGGCACGGCCTACATTGGCGGCGGCGAAGGCAGTCTAAGTCGTGTCCATGGCTCCATCCGCGACCTCCGCATCAGGAGCTACGAGGAGGTGTCTCCGTGACCTACATGACCTGCCCCGCGTGCTGGTGCTCTCAGCTCCTGTGCGAGTACTGCGAGGGGCGCGGCGCCGTCGAGGACGTGCAGATCTCCCCGCATTTCCGCCTCTCCGAGATGATCCGGTCCGACGCGGCGCGCGCCCGGGGGCTCTACCAGGTGCCGCCGCCGATCGTGGTCGAGCGCCTACGCGAGCTCTGCATTGAGCTGCTGGAGCCGGTCCGGGCGAAGGTCGGGCCGCTGCGCGTCACTTCTGGCTATCGGAGGCCGAAGGTGAATGTGGCCGTGGGAGGGAGCTCCACGTCTGCCCACATGTCCGGCTGGGCCGCAGACGTGGTGCCTGTCCGAGGCACGCCGGAGCAGATCATGCGACTGCTGCACGAGGCGGGTCAGGCGCTCGCGTGGGACCAGGCGATCCTCTATACTTCCCACGTCCACCTGGGCCTTCGTAGACCCGCCACTGGCGAGCAGAGGCGCCAGCTCATCCATTCGGACGGGAGGGCCTGGATGCCTGACTGAGGTGGTGGAGGGACAGTACTATGATATCACTGCTTCTCTTCGCATTCGTTGACGTGGTGCTTGGAGGCGCGATGGTTCTTCGTCTCCGTCGCGAACTCGCCGACCTTCGCGCTGAGGTGCAGTATCTACGCGACCAACTTGCTGAGCGTGATCAGGAACTTGAGCCGTGCATCGGCTTCGTGTTCGAGCAGTCGGACGAATACGAGCTGGGAGTGTGTCGGAAGGGGAGACGCTGATCGTCTTCGGGGAGGGGCGTGGAGGTATGAGCTTTGAGCGAGATTCTCGACATCATCCGTGAGTGGAACATCATCCTACTCGGGATGGTGGCCTACTTCACGAATCGCCTCATCAAGATCCAAGACAAGCACTCGGAACTCCTGGCGAATCATGACAAACGCCTCGCCGTGGCCGAGAAGCGCCTCGACTACGTGGAGGAGGTCTTGATCAAATGACCACTGGGCTTGACATGACGATGCCTAGGAAGGCAATGTATTAAATGAACTTCACAAGGAGTGTGGCACGTGGACATCTTCGACCCCAGCACCTTCGTAGAGGTTCTCGGCCGGCTCTGGAATCTCCCAGGCGCAATCGGACCAATCCTGACAGTCGCCGCAGCGACCGTGTTCCTCGTGAATCTCGCTCGGAAGCAGCTTACCGAGTGGATTCCCTGGCTCGCCACCCGCCGAGGCGCTCTCACCCTCGTCGGCATCTTCGCCGCCGTGGGAACCGCCGTTACGGCCGCCCTCGAAGGTGAGACCTCCCTCCTCCAGCTCGCCGCCCAGGCCCTCGCGTCTGCGTTCACCGCCGTGGGGATGCACTCCTCCACGAAGGCGGCGAAGACGGGAGGCGTCGCCACCGAGAACGAGAAGCTGAACCCGGACCAGCTTGAACTCCCCTTCGAGGACCGGTGACCGCAGCCCTCATTATCGTCGCCCTCGCAGGTGTCGTGGCGTTCGTCGTGCAGGAGGTACGTCTCCGTGCCGTGATGGCGGTGAACGCCACGCTTGAAGCCGAGCTTCGAGCGGAGAAGAACCGGAGTTCGGTTCTCTCTCAGGACCTAGAGCTCGCCACAAACCTCGTGAGGATACTTCGTGAGGAGGCTCAAAGACATCTGGAAGCTATCCGCGCTTGCGACGACCCTAGCGCTATTCGGGATCTCGCTAACAAGCTGCTCAACGACCCATGGTTCGGTACGCACCCCCGACCCAAGTCCGATTGAGCTTCCCGAGATTCCCCACTGGATTCCGCTAGGCGACACGTCCTGTTTGGACGATATGTTCCTCGTCTGCCTCGACGTAGAGCAGACCCGCATCTTGAATGACAACCTCCTTCGTCTTATTACGTGGGCGAGACAATGCGAGGAGGTTGCACGGTGAGTAAGAAGCCTAAGAATCGCGACGATCTTCCCAAGACCAGGGTGAAAAACAAGGGTAGTAGCTATTGGGAAGACCTCCCAATAATGGCGCGGCTTACGGAGAAGCAGCGTAAGTTCGTGGAAGAGTTCAACGGGAATGGTACCAAGGCCGCAGCTGCCGCTGGGTATGCGAACCCACAAGTGTCTGCTGTTCAACTCCTGAAGACGGATATTATCCGCGAGGCCATCAAGAAGAAGGCAGAACTGGAGGAGAGGGCGCTTCAGGAAGCCACCAAGGAGGCGGTTAAGAAGCGGAGGGTGTTGACCCGCCTCGAACTCCAAGAGTTCTGGTCTCGCACGGTTCTCGACGAGAGCCAGGACATGACGCACCGACTTCGTGCGGCGGAAGCCCTGGCCAAGAGCAAGGCGATGTTCATCGACCGCATGGATGTGACGAGCAAAGGGAAGTCCCTTGCGGAACTCATCATCGAGAGTATAAAATCTGTGAAGAAGAACGACACCGAGCCGAAGACCATCGACGTTGAGGTCGTGGACGCGGAGTTCACTGACAAGAAGGTGTTGCCAGAGTGAGCGACATCCTTGCCCTAAAGCAACTCCAGAAATGGCGAGAGGACCCGGCGCAGATGATTCGGGACCTCTTCGACACCGAGCTCGACGACTGGCAAAAAGACGTCTGCGACGCTTTCCCAAAGCACCAACGCATCGCCATGCAGGCTTGTAAGGGGCCGGGGAAGACCGCCGTGATGGCGATGCTCATTTGGAACTTCCTCCTCACCCGGCCCCACCCGAAGGTCGTCTGTACCTCCATCACCGGTGCTAACCTGCAAGACGGCCTGTGGGCGGAGCTTTCGAAGTGGCAGAAGAGGTCGAAGCTCCTCTCCGAAGCGTTCGAGTGGCAGAAGGAGCGGATCTTCCTCAAGGAGCACCCGGAGACGTGGTTCGCCTCCGCCCGCACCTGGCCTAAGGACGGCAACGCCGAGCAGCAGGCGAACACCCTGGCGGGTATCCACGCGGACTACGTGCTTTTTGTCCTCGACGAGGTGGGCGGTATCCCCGACGCGGTGATGGTGGCCGCCGAGGCGGCGCTGTCCTCCGGCATCGAGACGAAGATCCTCATGGCGGGAAACCCCACCCACAGGTCTGGCCCGCTCTACCGCGCCGTCACCACCGAGCGGCATCTTTGGTACGTCAAGGAGATCACAGGGGACCCGGATGACCCTAAGCGTGCCAAGCGCATCGACCCGAACTGGGCCCGGGCGCAGATCGAGAAGTACGGCGCCGATAACCCTTGGGTCCTCGTCAACGTCTTTGGGAAGTTCCCTCCATCCTCTGAAAACACCCTCGTCTCCCCCCACGACGTGGAGGTGGCGCAACGGAGAAACCCGCCTCCCGACTCCTACGCGGATGCGCCCGTCGTCCTTGGTGTCGACGTGGCGCGGTTCGGAATGGATCGGACTGTGTTTACGGTGCGTGAAGGTCCAATCTGCTACCAGCAGGAGGTCCGTCGGGGCTGGGACACGATGCAGACCGTGGGGTACGCGGTGTATCTCATCAACAAGCATCGGCCTGACGCGGTGTTCGTGGACGAGGTAGGGGTGGGGGCTGCCGTCGTGGACCGGTTGCGTGAGCTTGGGTACCCGGTCATCGGTGTGAATGCGTCCCATGCTTCGCCAGACGAGAGGTACTACAACCTCCGCGCGTACATGTGGGCGAAGATGGCGGAATGGGTGAAGACCGTCGGGTGCCTACCGACCGAGTCCCGAGACCTAGCTCGCGAACTCACCTCTGTACCCTACGAGTTCGCGTCCAACGGGAAGATGAAAATCAAAAGCAAGGAGGAGTTGAAAAAGGATGGGATTCCTTCTCCCGACCTTGCTGACTCGCTGGCACTTACGTTTGCGTACCCTGTGGCTCCGAAAGCGAAGTGGAGGAACAACGCTGAGTTGACACAGCGCGTGTTCACTGAATACAATCCGTTTCCAGAGGTGTGACGCATGGGAAGCGATAACTCGGATCTCGACGCACTGCGTAGGGAGAACGAAAGGCTTCGGGCGCAGCTCGAACGCAGCCGCGAGCTTCCCCAGGACATGCTCCGGCGCCTCCTCTCGGCCGAACGGGCGCGGATGGCGATGGGCCGCACGCGCAGGAGTACGTTCACCGCCCCAGGAATCAGCTCCATGGAGTCCATGTTGCGGGAGTATTGATGGCGACGCCGAATCTAACCCCCAGGCAGCGCTACCTGTCGCGGTACAAGAGCCTGCGTCTTGAGCGCTCGTCCTTTGAGCCGGTTTGGCAAAGCATCGCCAATCACATCCTCCCGTATCGCCTCCGTTTCCACAGCACGGAGACGAACAAGGCTCACCGCCACAACCCGAACCTAATCAATGGTTCCGCCATCCATGCCCTGAACATCACCACGGCTGGGATCATGGAAGGCGCTTCTTCTCCTGCGCGGCCCTGGTTTCGGCTTGGGCCGGTGGACCCTGGTCTTCTCACGTACCGACCGGCGCAGAAGTACTTCAGCGATTGTGAAGAGATCATGCGGGAGTACCTCGGTCGGTCGAACTGGTACAACGCTGCCCATTCGGCCTACCGCGAGCTTTGTGCATTTGGCACTTCCTGCATGTACATGGAGGAGGACATGCAGGACGGGCTCCGGGCCTACTCGTTCCCTCTCGGTAGGTACTGCTTGGCCCTCGACGCGACCCTCCGAGTAGATACGGTCTACCGTGAAACCTCGATGACGGTGTGGCAGCTCGTCCAGGCGTTCGGCCTCGACCGGGTGAGCCACCATGTGAAGAGGCTCTACCAGAGCGGCCGGTACGATGAGCGAGTCGACGTGCTTCACATCATCGAGCCGAACGACATGTACCACCCCGGCCGCCTAGGGCCGGAGGGTTTCCCGTACCGTTCGGTGTGGCTGGAGCTTAAGTGCGACGACGATCAGCCGCCGCTTCGGGTGAGTGGGTACTACGAGTTCCCGGTGCTCGCGCCCCGGTGGGACGTTCTCGGCGAGGATAGCTACGGCATCGGTCCGGGCTGGGTGGCGCTCGGGGACGCCAAGGCGCTCCAGCAGTACGAGCGTCGGAAGGCGATGCTAATCGACAAGCTCACGGCCCCTCCCACGGCGTGGCCGTCTAGTGCGATGAACCGCCCGATCTCGATGCTCCCCAACGGCATCACCTTCCTCGACTCCTACAGCGCCGGGCAGAAGGCGTACCCCATCCACGAGATCCCGCCCCAGGGCATCGTGGCGGTGAGTGAGTCGATTCAGGAGCACATGAACCGAATTGCCGACGCGCTCTATGCTCGGCTCTGGCTCACCATCATCACTTCGAACGACACCACCGAGCGAACGGCCAAGGAGATCGCCGCTCGCGAAGAGGAGAAGCTCCTCCAGCTTGGGCCGATGATCACCCGGCTCCATAACGAGTTCCTAAAGCCTGCGGTGCTCAACACCTACTTCATCCTCAACCGCATCGGCGCTCTTCCCAGGCCGCCGCGGGAGCTTGAGGGGATGGAGATGAAGGTGGACTTCATCTCTACCCTCACCCAAGCGCAGAAGCTCATCGGTGCTATCTCCATCGAGCGAGGACTCGCGTTCGTCGGCCAGATCCAGCCGGTGATTCCGGATATCGTGGACAACGTGGACGGCGACGCCGCTCTGCGTCGGTACTTCGAAGCGGTGGGTGTGCCGCCCGACATGCTCAAGCCCGAGGAGCAGGTCGTCCAGGAGCGGCAGATCCGGGCCGAGCAACAGCTCCAGATGCAGCAGACGGCCCTTGCCGTCGAGCAGGCAAAGGCGGGTAAGATGCTCGCCGAGTCGGACCTTAGCGGTAACAACGCGCTCACGCAGCTCTTCCAAGCGCTGCGAGGCGCTGGGGTGACCTAAGTGGACGAGAAGCGGTATCGGCGGGAGTTTCTTCGGCAGTTCCCCAAGTCTCTCCAAGATGACCTCCGACACGTGATGTCTACCCCACACGGGCGGAAGTTCATGTATCGGCTCATCTACGAGAGAATTGGGAACTTCGGCTGTGGACTTCTCGACCAGTCATACACCGGCCACGCGAACGAAACGGCATTCAACGAGGGGCGCAGACTCGTTGGCCGTGAGCTTCACGTTCTGCTACAGATGGTGACACCGAACGAGTATACTGCTATGATGGCGGAAATGCTCCAGGAAGCCTTGGAGCGACGAGGAGTGGAATACGATGAGTAATCAGGAAGCAGCCACCAATCCTGTCGTGGAGGGTATGTCCCCTCCGCAGGACCAGGAGGCGCTGACGCCGTCCCAACCCCAGGCGCAGAGCACCGACAATCCGCCGGGAATTCTCGGCGGTGACGGTGAAGCTAAGCCGGCCGACAAGCCGGCCGACAAGCCGGTCGACACTGTCGGCGACACCACGTCGGACACCCAGGAGGAACTCAAAATCGAGTTCCCTGAGGGTGCAAACCCGGAGTTGGTCGCAGCCTTCAAGAACGTCGCCAAGGAGATCGCCCTCGACAGCGCAAAGGCGCAGAAGATCGTGGACGCATATCTCCAGGCGGAAAAGAAGGTTGCAGCAGCGCTCCAGGCCGAGTGGTTGGAGACTCACAGAAGGTGGGAGAAGGAGATCCGTGAGGACCCTGAGTTCGGCGGGCCGAGGTTCGAGCGTAACGTGAACCTCGCCAACCGAGCGTTGGAGCAGTTCGGTGGGCAGGAGCTCATTGACTTCCTTCGGGAGGCTCGGCTCACCAACTGTCCTCCACTGGTTCGCGCATTCATGCGGATCGGGCAGGCGCTCGCGCCGGACAGCATTGCCGGGTCGCACGGGGCTCCGAACTCTCCCGATGCATCCAAGGATCCGTTCGACGCATGGTTGGAAAGGACCATGCCGAACAACACTTTGAAGGAGGGACCATTCTAAATGGCAACGCTGAATACCAGGGGGATGCTCACGCTCTCCGACCACGCTAAGCTCAAGGCGCCGGATGGGAGCATCGTCCCCTACGTTGTGGATCTGATGGCGAAGAAGTCCCCGGCGATCCGGGACGCGGTCTGGCGTGAGGGCAACCTCACAAACGGACACCGCATCGTGGCGCGCACGGGGCTGCCCTCGGCCGAGTTCCGTCGGTACAACGAGGGTTTCACCATGTCGAAGGGTCGCTACGACCAGTTCGACGAGACGTGCGGGATGCTCGCCGCCCGCACGGCGGTGGACAAGGACCTCGCCGAGCTGGATGGCGTCAACGAGGCACTCCGTCGTGAGTCGGAGGGCGTCGTTCAGGCGTTCACCCAGGGCTGCGAGGTGGCGCTGTGGTACGAGACCACGGCGACCGGGGCCCACAAGTTCACCGGCCTCACTCCTCGTTTCAACGACCTGAACTCGGAGGTGGCGAGCCAGATCATCCTCCACACCCAGACGCCCAGTGGGAACAACAACACGAGTCTCTGGTTCATCGTGTGGGGGGACCGCACGGTCTACGGGATCTACCCGAAGGGCTCGCAGGCCGGAATCGTCGCCGACAACCGCGGGCTCATCGACGTCCCCGACCAGCACGGTAAGCCGATTCCGAGCTACGTCATTGACTGGCGGTGGAAGCTGGGCTTTGCGGTCGAGGACTACCGCTACATCGTGCGGGTTGCGAACATCGACCTCTCCACTCTCTCAGGGGAGGACGATACCCTGATCCCCGCCATGATCCGTGGCTATGCTCGTTTGCAGGATACGACCTCTGGGCGACCCGTGATCTACTGCAACCGAGAGGTCTGGACGTACTTGTGGCTTCAGGCCAGAAACTACGCCAAGGCGCAGATTATGGTGGGTGAGGAGGAGGGTCGCCCGAAGATGCGGTTCATGGGCATCCCCATCGAAATCTCGGATGGTCTTTCCGCCACCGAGGCGCCTCTTGTCTAAAGGAGAAAGCCATGTTGATGGATGCCGAGAACATGTTCTCCACCGGGCAGGCAATCACCGGGACGACCAAGTCTACCAACGTCATCAAGTTCGTGAAGCCGGGCGAGTTCCGCATCGGTGACCGGACGGTGACGTCGAACAACCCCATCCCGGTTCACTACCGGGACCTGGGGCGCGGGGAGAAGATCCAGCTCCACATTCAGGTGGTCGAGGACTTCGTCGGTGGCACGTCCGTCCAGGTGGAGCTCATCACCGCCGACAACGAGGATCTGACCGAAAACCCTGTGACGCTGGCCACCACGCCTGCGATCCCGGTGGCACAGCTCAAGGCAGGCTACACGTTCCCCATCGAGTCGATCCCCATCGGCGCCACCAAGCAGTTCCTCGGGCTGAACTACGTGGTGGTGGGTTCTCCAACCCAAGGTAAGATCGACGCTGGTATCGTCGCCTCCCGGCAGACGAGCATGTGATGACCTGGGCCGCCCTCGTGTCCGGGGGCGGCCCGCTTTGGAGGATTCATGAAGAAGCGGTACAGAATCGGTCGCATTCCCCACTTCGGTCCCTCTGGTTATCTGCTCCGCGAAGGCGACTTCGTGGACATCCCCGCCTCCCAGAAGCCAGCCCCAGGCTGGACGTTCGTCGGAGACGTTGATGAGAATGGGAATCTCATCGGGGCGGAGGATAAGAGGCCCCACGTGCCCGAGGCCAAGGGTGCCGAGATCGCTGAGGGCGCCGAGGGCGCAGACGAGACCTTGAAGGTCGGAGGCGTCGTACTGAGGAAGGGTGGTCGAGCGGCCGACAGGAAGATCTGATGGTAACGACTGCGGTGGAGCTGTGCAACATCGCCCTGGCACGGGCCGGGGTGAGTAAGGTTCTCACCTCCCTGGCGGAGGCGAGCACGGAGGCAGGGCTGTGCCGTGTCCTCTACCCCACCGCTCTCGAAACCGTCCTTTCCATGGCCCCCTGGCCCTTCGCCACGAAGCGCGCCGTCTTGGCGCCGCTCGCTGGCGGCGGCCGGGGCGGCTACGCCTTCGCCTACGCGCTGCCCTCGGACTGTATCACTGTGCAAGAGGTCTTCGCCGGTAGGGGCCTTAGGGAAGACCAGAAGGTGCCTTTCCGCGTCGAGAACGAGGGTGACGCGAGGGTGCTCCTCACCGATCAGGAGAACGCGGAGATCATCTACACCGCGCGCGTCGAGTCCCCGACGCTGTTTCACCCGTTGTTCGTCGATGCGCTTGCATGGAAGCTCGCCGGCGACTTGGCGATTTCCCTCGCCAAGGATGACGATGTCGCCAACCGCTTCGCTAACAGGGCCAACAACCGCTTTCTTCAGATCATTGAGTGGGCGAAGGCCCAGGCGGTGGGCGAGCAGCGTCCCGATAAGGAGCCGGAGAGCGTCTTCCTCACCGTACGGGCGTTCTGATGGCTGAGCTTCGGCAGACGAGCTTCGCGGCGGGTGAACTCTCCCCCACGCTGTGGGGCCGCACCGACCTCCCTCAGTACGACCACGGGCTCCGCCGCTGCTACAACTTCGTCATTGACCAGCACGGCGCCGCCGTATTTCGTCCGGGGTTTCGGTACGTCTCGACCTGTGACTCCCACCCGAACGTGAAGCTGTTTGCGCTGAACGTCTCGGAGGACGAGTCGTACCTTCTCGTCTTCTCCCCGAACTTCGTCCGCATTTACCCAAACGGCGGCCCTTCCTTCACGGAGCTCAGAACTAGGTACACGAAAGACGACGTGCCCAAGCTGCGCTTCCAGCAGCTCGGGCGTGGGGTGCTCGTCTTCTGCCCTGGGATGCAGATTCGGGAGATCCGGGGCGCGGGCTTGACGTGGTCGATCACGCTTTTTCACACTGACCCCCAGCTTTCCTCGCACCCGAAGCTAAATCCGGTGTGGGGGTTCATCAACAGGGAGGAGGAGGAAGCGGCCGAGACGAAGGAGGGCTACATCTACGCCTTCACCACCGTCCTCTACCACGTCGAGAGCCAAACCTACGTCGAGACCAAGCCCGAGTACGTGGTCCACCAGGGGTGGGGTGTGGATCACCTCAACCACCGCGCGACACGGGATGAGAACGGGAACCTGAAGTGGCCCAATGGAAATCCGTGGCAAGGAAGAGGGAACCGGATCACCTACATCGACGTGGAGAAGTACCCGATTCGGCACATCTACATCCCACCATTCCCGGACTATACCACACCCCCGGGGTATGAGCACCACTCTATCCGCATTTACCGCGCGGTGAAGGGGTCGGATTTCGACGACCACAGTAGCGTTTGGGGTCTCGTGGGAGAGTCCAAGCAAGACCCACGGAGCGGCGACTACATCAAGATTGAGTTCAACCACTTCAGTGACGCCGATTACACCGTCCCGCCCCGGCAGATTCGCGGCGGGCTGTGGGACATCCTCACCTGGCGTCGTGGGGCGGTCATCGGCGACGACTCGGTGCAGCACAACCCCACGGTCGGAGCAATACACGACCAGCGACTCGTTCTCGCCGCTTCCGAGAAAGCGCCGGACAAGATCTGGTTCTCCCAGGTCAATTCCTTCGACAACTTCGACCTGTACCCGATCCCCGCGCCCCACCACGCCCTCACGGCGGTGCTCGGCGGCGACACGCTAGAGAAGATCGTCGCGCTCGTCTCCCACCACAAGCTCATGGTCTTCACCGACACGAACCTGTGGGCGCTAGACGGTGGGGACGGCGGTCCCATCGCCACGGGGAACCTCGTGGCTAGGATTTACGCCGAGGTGGGAGCTGCGCCAATCCAGCCCCTTGTGCTGGGGTCCAATGTATTCTTTGTCTCGTCAGACCGTCGGCGCATCTTCAGGGCGTTCTATGACGGGCGCTCCATGGTGTACGAGACGGATGAGGTGTCCATCCCCTCCGCGCATCTCTTCCGCCAGGACGGCAACTCATCAAGGATCCGTGCCTGGACGATCTCCCGCGAGCCCTCGGCGACCGTGTGGGTGGCGCTCGAAGACGGTAAGTTCGTCTCATTCACCTACACCCCGGCCACTGGTGTGATGGCCTTCGCTCAGCACGAGACGGGGCGCCAGGGCCCCCAGCTCGACCGTGTCCTCGACTTCGCCACCCTGCGCGTGGGTGGTGAGGACCGGGTGTACGCCGTGGTGCGTCGGCGCGTGGGTGGCTTCTATCAGAATCACATCGAGTATCTGGACTCGTCCTACCAGCTCGACGGGTACAAGACCTACCTCTCGAATATCTTCCCGGATCTAGACCGAACCACTAACCTCCATGGTCTCGACCATCTCAATGGGCGGTTGGTGCACGTGGTCGCTGGCGTGGTGGGTGGTAGCCAGGTGGTCTTAGGACCGTTCCGCGTCGAGAACGGCCGTGTGACGTTTACTCTGCCCACCCTGCCCGGCGAGGAGCCGGGGTCGGAAGTGGAGATTGCGGTGGGGCTTCGTTACGTCGGCGAGCTGGAGCTTCTGGACGTTCCCGTGGAGAAGCTCCGGGTTAAGACCGTGTCTAAGGTCGGCTGGGAGGTCATGGGCTCTCGGGGCCTGCTCACCGGCGAAGACTTCGACCACCTCACCGAGTGGATCCAAACCACGGTGACCGATGTTTACGGACCTAGTCCCAGCACCGGCCTCGTCGAGGTCTACATCGCCTCCTCGTGGAACAAGCATGGGCGAGCCGTTCTCCGCCAACCTTTGCCACTCCCGCTCACCGTTCTCGGTGTCACGCGGGAGGGGAAGCTTGGTGGTTAACGTCGTAAAGGCGGACCCGTCACACATCCCTGCCCTCGCCTCTTCCATGCGTGCCGAGGACGTGGCCGAGTGCTACGCCTATGGTCGGTCTCCTGCCCAGGCATTGGAGGAGTCGCTTGCCCGCGCCACCTACGCCTACACCGCGATCGCCGACGGCGAGCCCATCGCCATGTGGGGTGTTCGCGAGGTGGGTCTCCTCGGCGGCGAGGCCGTCGTGTGGTGCCTCACCGGTGAGGGCATTTGGAGACACAAGAAGACGTTCCTTCGCGGGAGCAGGGCGTTTGCCGAGTACCTGCGGAAGCGGTACTCTACAGTGTGGAACCTAGTTGACTCACGGTACACTAGGGCGATACGTTGGTTGAAGTGGATGGGTTTTTCGATACATGGTAAGGTGATGGTAGGCGACGTACCTTTCTACCTTGCCGTGCTTCGGAGAGAGACATGATTTTCGCTCTCCTTGCTGCGGGTCTCAATATCGCTGGCGGAATCCTAGGTGGTGTGGGTCAGCGACGGGAACTTGGAGAGGCTGCGGAGCTTCGCAAGACCGAGGCGCAGCTCGCCCAGATCGCAGCCATGGATGCCTTCCGCCGTGGCTCCATCGAGGCCAGTATGGTGCGCCGGGAGACCGCCAACATCCTGTCTCAGCAGACACTCCTCGCAGGTGCCTCGGGGCTTGACATCCAGGGGTCTTCGGCCATCACGGGGGCTGGGTTTATGACCCGTTTCTTTGGTGAGCTGGACGCCGCCACGGTCGAGGAGAACGCCATCCGTGAGGCGATGGGGCTGCTCGACCAGTCGGACGTGCTGCTCCGGCAGGCGCGGTCGCTCCGTAGGCAGCGTGATTGGGCGATCCCGATGGGTATTCTCTCTGGCCTCTCCCATGGTGCTAGTGCGATTGCGGGGGCACTCTGATGGCACGGATTCCGATTCGCGATCGTCGCACGCAACGTCTTCGCCCCATCGCCACGCCGAGCCAGGGCCAGCCGGAGATTGCCCCGGAGACGTTGGTTGGGGAGGCCCTCCAGCGAGCTGCCCAGCTTGCCATGCAAGGGCAGAGGATCAAGCAGCATTTCGAAACCATCCGCCTCCAGGAAGCGTTCAACCAGTACGTGGCGGAAAGCGAACGGGAGTTTCAGAAGCTTCAGCAGCTTCGGGGCTACGCTCCGCTCGACGCCGAGGGGTACCAGGCGAGCCTGCGGCGACTCCAAGAATTTCGGGAGAACCAGCTCTCTGAGTTGCCGTCTCACCTGCGACGGAAGTACGAGCTGATGCTCGCACCTCGTGTGACCAAGGACACCATCCGGTTCCGAGGTTACGCGCTGTCGGAGGCGGAGAAGGCCGCCGCGCAGACGGCCGCGGTAGCCGAGACGCAGGCGGTGGAGGATGCAGCGAAGGTTACGACGTTCGAGGCTGTGCAGAGCCTCATTCAGTCTTTAAACTGGATCGAAGACCAGGAGACCGGCGAGAAGGTGCCTGGCGCGGTCCGCTCCCACCTTATCATGCAGGGGGCTCCAGAGGAGGCCATTGATCACCACTTCAAACGTCTCAGTGGACGCGCCCACCTTGCGTCGATCAACGGGCAACTCGCTGCCGCTCGTGAAAGATCCGACATTACCTTGTTTGACCAGGCCAGGGAGCACTTGGAGAAGGCGAAGGATTTTCTTTCGCCGGACGTGCACCGCCAGCTCCAGGACCGCATCGACAAGGAGCGCTTGATCATCGTAGCGGAGAGCACTTACGAGAACCTACTCCTCCGAGCCACTAGGGATTCTTCCGACGAAGACGCCAGGTGGGTAGACGAGGGAGAGCTCGCTAAATTGATCGACTCCATCGAGGATCCGAAAGTGCGGAGCTTGGTTCGGAAACTCGCAAACGAGTTTAAGCCTCTCCGCGAATCCGCTCGAAAGGGCGTGGTGGATAGGTACGCGGCATCCGCCATCAAAACGTTCTGGGACACCCGCAGCATCACTAAGACATTGAACTCCCCGGAGATGCAGTGGCTTGATCGGAACGCCCGCGAGGAATGGACCCGTGTCAGAGCGGAAATGGAGAAGTGGGCAGAAAGGTGGCGCCGTGAGGCGCGTGCCATCCGAGCTGAGCAACGGGCGGAAGAGAGATTTCGCCAGTCCCGTGCAGACAAGGACCCGGAGAGCATCCGTCTCCTCTATGAGCTACGCGAAGACATGCTCCTTAACCCGCTTAAGTATGCGTCGGAGGACTATGGCGTGGAGGCGCTCGCTCGGGAGTGGGGACTCCGCATCCCGGGCCACCTCCACAAAGAGATGTTCGAGTCCCTTGAAAAGTTCAAGCGGTGGTGGGCGCAGAACGACTACCGCCTCGCCATGGAGATGTTCCGCAGCGCGGTGAGGTCGCGCGCTGGCAACTTTGCCAACGCCGACGAGCGGCGTGAGTTCACGGCTGCGATGTGGTCGCTCTACGAGCAGGCGCTTGCGGCCGGTAAGCCGCTCACGTCGGAAGACGTCGACCGTATCATCAAACTCGCCGATACCCAGGTGAAGACGAAGGGGTTCATTTTCACATCGGTGAAGCCCTACGTCGAAGCGCTCATGAGTGGCGACAAAATCATCAGCTACTACGACCCCGCGACCGACCAGTGGATCGAAGGTGCTCCACCTCCCGGCGTCGCCATCCGTGTTTACAACCGCGACGGCGAAGTAGAAGAAGACATCCCTGCTGACCCCGCCACGACGATGGATCCGTGGGCGGGGATGGATCCGTATGAGGTACGGGCGCGTAGGACCCTCGGCTATGGGCCGAACGACTATGTGCCCCCGGAGCTTCTCGAAGAGGCCATGCAGAGGTTGATGAAGCTCGACGAAGAGGAGGCGCGCCGTGCCGATTGATCCGGGGTTTATCGGCGTCGGCTTTCCGCAGCGTGACAAGGACGTTGCGAACCGTCAACGTGAGGAGCGCGACAAGGAGGCGCTCGCCGATCTCCGTGCTCGCGCCGAAGCGCAGCGCGCCCGGGATGCGGAGGCGCTTGCCGATCTCCGTTCTCGCGTCGAGACGGAGCGCCGGGCGCGGGAGACGGATCAGAGGCTCACCAACTTCCTGAATCAGGTGGTGGGCGACGCCTCCTTACCCTTGGCGTCCCTCGTGGAGTCGGAGGCGGCGGGGATGAGTCGCGTCGTCCCCGACACCCAGCGGGCCCAGGCGGCGATGGCGCTAGCGGAGTGGCTCGGGACTGACGAGGTGGAGGAGCTGTATCTCTCCTTCCACCTGGTGCAGGAGGCGTGGCTCAACTCGAATCGGAACATTGAAGAGTTCAAGAAGAACTACCCCGAGCTCTACGACCGCCTCCACCCGAAGCAGACGTTTGCTGAAACCATCGCCGAGGAGAATGCGCGCCTCCTCCGTGAGAGGGAGATTGCTCAGAAGAAGTACGAGTACCAGGTCCTCTTCCCTCCGGTTAAGCTCACCGGCCAGCAGCGCGAAGCCGCGATTCTTAACGCCGCTCGTATAACAGGTGCCGATCCGGCGGCCATCGCAGACCACTTCGAGACCATCCAGGCGGTCCTGGCGGCAGCCGAGTACGACCCGGTGCGGCTGGAGAAAGAGGCGCCAGAGGTCGCGGCCCTACTCTCGGGCAACCCCCAGCTCAAGCCGGTGGGGCTCTTCGATAACCCGCTCCGCTACGCCGCCCGGAAACTCCGCCTGGCCGTAGACACGGGGCTTTCGTTCCTCGGTTCGGCCTACCAGACCCTGGGCGCGGCGGTCGAGGGGTTCGACACGATCATGTCGCTGGGGGCGTCGAAGCTCACGCCGTTCTACCCGTCTGACTTTCGGCCCCTCGAACCCGTCTCCTCGTTCTTCATGGAGCTAGGCGAGGCCGCTCACGAGGGTCGGTCGGTCGAGTCGATCATCGCCGAGGAGCGGTCCCGCTTCCAGGGCAACATCCTCGCCCCTTCGACCTGGAGGCTGGGTGACGACCCCAGCATCCGCGGGTTCCTCATGCAGGCCGGGTCCGTGTTCGGGTCGCTGGCTCCGATGCTCGCCACGGGCCAGCTCGGCGGCCTCGTCACGGGTCCGCTCGGCGGCGTGTTGACCGGCGGTGCTTTCGGCGCGCTCTCCGAGGTCGGTGGCGCGATCCAGGAGGCTGAGCAGATCATCGACCTGCTGGACGAGCAGGGCGTACTCTACCAGGAGTCCGAGGTCTACCGACGCCGCATCGATGCCGGTGGTACCCACGAGGAGGCGATCGCGGAAGCGAAGCGTGCGGCCAGCGAGGCCGCGATTGCGTACGTGGGGCCCATCGCCCTCGTCGGCGACGCGGCGCTGAACTATCTCTTCCGCCCCCTGCACTTCGTAACGGGCAAGGGGCTCTTCCGCCAGAGCGCCACCCGGCTCGCAGTAGGCGCTGCCGAGGAGGGCGCCCAGGAGACGCTCGTTGGCGTCGCCTCCCGCCACTCGCTCAACGTCGGCGCGGGGCTCTCCCTCGACATCCTCGAAGACTCGTTCCCCAACTTCTTCTGGGGCGCCATCGGCGGCGGGTCCGTGGCGGCCATCGGTGTGGGCCGGGGCCTTAGAGCTCAGTCCCAAGCGCACTGGGCGCTCCTCGACGCCAGGCTCGCGGAAGCCTTCGCCGAGATCCGCCGGGGCGAGGCGGGCGACGCTGCCTTGGCGCAGGTCATCGAGACCGCCCGGCAGTCCGATACCGCCCACGCCGATCCTGGCGCAGTGGCGAAGCTTCTCGCTCAGGCGGCCGCCGAACGCGGCGTCCCCATTGAGAAATTCTACCTCTCCCTCGACGCCGCCAGGGAGATCTTCGGCGAAGGTCTGCCCGCCGTCATTGAGCAGCTCACCGGGAACCCGGACGTAGACGGCCAGCTTATGGAGGCCGAGGCGACCGGGACGCCCCTCGAAATCCCGTTGGAGCGGCTCATGGAGTTCGTCCAGAAGAACTCCGAGTACGACGCGGGTCTCGCTCGCCACCTCACCGTCCAGGACGGCCTTTCGAAGGCGGAGCGGGAGGCACTAGACGAAGAACTCACTCGTCTCGTGGAGCTCCTGGAGGCCGAAGAGCAGGCCCGGGCCCGGGAGGAGGCGGACCAGGAGAGAGAGGGCACCGAGCCCCGAGAGGGCGAGCCCGAGGCGCCCCGCATCCAGGTCTCCGACGCCGAGCGGTTGTTTGCCGACACCGTGTACCGGCGCCTCGTGGAGAGCGGCCAAGCGTCCCCGCACGACGCTTCCCTCCGCGTCCGCGTCACGCGGGCGCTCATCCGCACCCTTTCCGAGCGCCAGGGACTACCTGCGGACGAGCTGTTCGGTGCGTACGCTAGTTGGATCCGCGCGGCCGACCAACTCTACGACATCGTGCCCGAGGACGCGCCGGAAGCGTCCAGGTTCCTCTCCGCGCGGTGGGCTGACCTTACCCCCGAGCAGCGCCTCGGGGAGTTCTTCACCGACACGAACACGGGGCTTCTCAACGCCCGGGCCTTCGCCCTCCTCCCCGAGGACCCAGCCCGCCCCTACGTCGCCCACATCAGCCTCCGGGCGCTCAAGGGAGTCAACGACACCTTCGGCCACGACGTGGCGAACGCCTACTTCCGCCGCGTGGCCGAGGTCCTGCGCCAGCACGACCCCACGGCGGCGAAGGTGGGCGGGGACTTCGTTCTTAGGTTGGAAAGCCCGGCCGCACTCGACACCATCCTCTACGAGCTGGCCTCCATCCCCGAGCTTCGCGGCCTAGAGCCCACGGGCGCCATCGGCGCGACCCTCCAGGAAGCGGCAGAAGCCCATGCCCAGCTCAAGGAACAGCTCGTGGGAGAAGGGGTGCTGCCACCTCGTGGGCAACTGCCCCGCATCGACCGGCGCGCGTTCGTAAGCGCCATGCGCTCGGTGCCCGAGGCCCAGCCTCTCCCCATCCCCGAGTCCCTGCGGGCGTATTACGAAAGCCTCACGCCCCAGGAGCAGTTTGAGCAAGCCTATATCGAGCCGACCACCGGGCTTCTCTCGGGGATGGGTTACCACAAGCTCCCGCCGAAGAAGTACCGGGTCGTCTTGGACCTGAACTTCCTCCGCCTCGCCAACAACTTCGGGTCCAACGCCCTAGGTGACATACTCCTCCAGAAGTTCGGGGAATATGCACGCGAACTCGGAGCCGCCGAGTTTGACATGGCGCACATCTCCGGGGATGAATATGCTCTCCACGGAGATGACCCGAAGGCTCTCGAAAAATTCCTCCAGGACCTCAAAGAGCTGGTAGGGACCATCGAGGTAGAATTCCGAAACCCCGAGACCGGACAGGAGTTCGTCTTTACTGGGGTTTCGTTCGAGTACGGGATCGGGAGGAACGATGCCGAAGCAGAAGCCAATCTCAACAAAGCCAAACGGAAAGCCGAACGTCGAGGACTCCGAGGCGAGCCAGCCTTCCGTCGTCGTATTGCCCCTGTCGAGGTTCGCGGAAGTGGCGGCACAGATGCCCCTGGAGTTCGTGGCGGTGTCGATCAGGGGCGAGAGGTTCGAGGCGCCCAGCGCTTCGTCCCCGAAGCCGCAAGAAGACGAATCGCCCTAAACCGGATGGGTGCCATCGCGGCCGCGCTTCGGCCCGATGGCCCCGTCGAGGACTTCTTCCGCGCCACGGGTCGACTCTTCATCGAGCTGGCCCTGGAGGCGGCGAAGCAGATCCCCTCCTCCCGCGAACAGCAGCGGGCGCTCATCGACCTGCGCCTCGACCTTCGTGAGCTTGCCGAGTGGGTCGGCGCAGATGACCTCTCCTCTCTCACCGACGAGCACCTCGACAAGCTCGCTAACGGGTTTCTCGCGTGGCTGTTCGAGGGCCGTTCCCCGAGCGCCCGGCTCACCCGCGCGTTCGAGTGGTACCGACTCCTCGCCACGGACATCTACCGGCAGGCGGAGCTTGCCGAGCTTTCCCCGGACATCCAGCTGAACGACGAGATCCGCGGGATTTTCTCGAAGCTCGTCGCCACCGAGCCTGAGATCCGTAGGCTGCAGGCCGCCATGGGGGACAGGCGGTTCTTCCCCACCGTCCAGTCCATGCGCAAGGCGCTCGGGCGCCCAGTCACCATCGACGAGTGGTTCGAGCACATCAAGCAGCACGAGGCGGCCGTCACGAGGGCCTCGCAGAAGATCTTCCAGCATGTGCTCAAGGACTACCTCCGCGAAAACGAAGCAGCCTACCGTGAACTGTTCGCCACCTACCGACGCGAGGGCGAGGAGGTCTACGAGCAGCTCCCCGAGCGAATTCTCAAGCTCCAGCTTTTGGGCGAGGCGTGGGATCCTGTCACCGGTAAGGTGGAGAAGGTAGGCCCAGCTCCGAAGCTCATCTACGAAGACTTGGTTGAAGTCGTCGGAGAGGACAACGCCCGTCGTTTCAACACCATCCGCCGAGACCGCGTTGTCGCCGACCAAATTTTGAACGTCTCCGACATCGACCCGGAACTCCTCAAGAAGGCAGCGACCCTCCCCTCGAAGCAGGAATGGGCGAGCGACTACGCTGAGTCGAAGATGAAGGAGGAGTACCCCGGCATTGAAAACGAAGCAGCCTACCGTGAACGGTTCGCCACCTACCGCCGCGAGGGCGAGGAGGCCTTCGAGAAGCTCCCCGAACGAATTCTCAAGCTCCAGCTTCGGGGCGAGGTGTGGGATCCGGACACCGGCAAGGTGAAGAAGGTAGCCCCAGCGCCGAAGCTCATCTACGAGGACGTGGTGGAAATCGTCGGGGAGGAAAACGCCCGGCGCTTCAACACCGTCCGTAGAGACCGCGTTGGCCCCGCCGACGAAATTTGGGACGTTTCTGACATCGGCCCGGAACTCCTCAAGAAGGCAGCGGCCCTCCCCTCTAAGCGGGAATGGGCGCGCGACTACGCCGAGTCTAAGATGAAGGAGGAGTACCCCGGTATTGAAAACGAAGCAGCTTACCGTGAACGGCTTGCCGCTTACCGCCGTGAGGGCGAGGAGGCCTACGAGAAGCTCCCCGAGCGAATTCTCAAGCTCCAGCTTCGGGGCGAGATGTGGGATCCGGTCGCCGGCAAGGTGAGGAAAGTAGCTCCGGCGCCGAAGCTCATCTACGAAGACTTGGTGGAAATCGTCGGGGAGGAAAACGCCCAGAGCTTCAACACCATCCGAAGAGAGCGCGTTGAAGCCGAAGAAATTTGGAACGTTGCCGACATCGACCCGGAACTCCTCAAGAAGGCAGCGACTCTCCCCTCAAAGCGGAAATGGGCGCGCGATTACGCCGAGGCGAAGATGAAGGAGGAGCACCCCGGCATCCTCGACAACATCGAGGCCCTGCGCCAGAGGATCGCCGAGGAGCTTCACTTCGAGCTCGACCCGGCCACGCTCCTCGACCAACTCATCGCTCTCGGGGGCAAGCGTTCGCGCGGGGAGGCGTCACGCCAAGCACGCCTCGAAGCCGAGGCTCGACGCATCGTCGCCAGGCGGATCGTGCGGCGGAAGAACATCGGCCAGATCACGCCCCAGGAACTCAACCGCCTCATGCGCGAGGAGCAGCGCCTAGGCGACGCGGCCAAGAAAGCCATCGCCCGCGGAGAGGGGCACCTCGCCCGTGACTTGGTGCTCCGGCAGATGCTCGTCCGCTACCAGTGGCAGGAGACGAACCGGGCGCTCAAGGAGAAGCACCAGGTCCTACGGGCTATTCAGAGGTTCCGCCGCGAAAAGAACCTCCGACCCCTAACCAAGGCGAGCCCCGTCCTCCGCGACGGCGTACTCGCCATCCTAGAGGGCTTGGGTTTCCGCGAGCCCCCGCCGGAGCGAACCGAACAGCTCCCCACGATGCGGGAGGTGTCCGACACCATCGCCAAGTTGCACGGGATGGGCAGTCTCGTTTCCGCCTTCGACGTGGCAACGCTCGGCGAGATCCTTGTCCGGGGGAAGAGGTGGGATGACCTCACCTTCGGTGAAATGCATGCCGTGAACATGGCGCTTTCCGCCATCCGGAAGGCGGCAAGGCTGCCGACCACCACCATCGACGGCTTCACCGGCGAGCGGGTGAAGACCGACGAGGCGGCAAAGCAGCTCGTAGCAGAGCTTGAGGCTCTCCCCAAGCTCCCGGTAAAGCCGAACATCGAGCCACCATGGTGGAAGAAGGGTGGACTGCGTCTACTCGCCACCCGCGGTCACGCAAGCATCGCTACCCCGGAGACCGTGCTCTCCATGGTGAGCAAGGACCCGAAAAGCGCGGTGTACCGCTACATCCTGCTGCCCATGATGAACGCGAAGCAGCAGGAGACGGTGCTCGCAGAAGGCGTGCGTAAGCGGATCGTCGAAGCGCTCCAGAAGATCCCCAAGGAATCCGCCAAGCGGTGGGACGATCCGATAGACCCGTCCATCTTCGAAAACCACACGAAGAAGGCTCAGCCCCCGCAGACGGTGGGGGAAGTGGTGATGCTCGCCTTCTACCTTGGTGCCGAGCAGAACATCGAGGCGCTGGAGCGGGGACGCGGTATCAAGTATGAGGAGGCGCTCACCGCTATCGAGCGGTACCTCGACAAGCCCACCATGGACTGGATCCAAGAGGTGTGGGACGTGTTCGAGGAACTATGGCCGCTCTCGCGCAAGGTCCACGAAGAGGCCGGGCTCACCACTTACCCGCTCACCCCCAGGACCTTGGAGCTTCCGTGGGGGACGTATAAGGGCGGGTACATGATGGCGATCTACGACTGGGACGTCGCCGGTGACGTGTCGCGCAAAGAGCCAACGAGTCTAGACGACCTCTTCGACCAGTCCTACATTCCGCCCGGCACGCCCTACGGCCACCTGAAGAAGCGCGTGCAAGGGTTCGATGGCATTCTCAAGCTCGACCTCTCCGCCATCCCCCGCGTCCTCGACCAACACATCCACGACATCGCGTTCCGATCCGCAGTCACGTCGGTGTATCGACTCCTCACCCATCCCAAGGTAGATGCGGCGATGAAGGAACGCCTCGGTCCTGAGCACCTCCGTCACCTCAAACAGTGGGTGCGGGACGTGGGTATCGCGCCGTCTGCGGGAAACACCATCCACGCGGCGCATCTGGGCTGGGTAAAGAAACACCTCCGCCGCGCCCCGCTCGTTGCGTTGCTCGGCTACAGACCAACCACGGCCGCGGCCGACATCATAAACCCGTTCCAGGCAGCGGTGGCCAACGGAATCCCGATGCAGCACGTCCTCCGTGCGCTGCACCGCGTGGGGTCGGACTACAAAAACACCTTCCAGTTCTTCGTCGAGACCTCCCCCGAGGCGCCGGTACTTCTCAAGCAGTACGACGACACGTTGCGTCGGCAGCTTCAGCAGATGATGGAGGGATGGTCCGGGCCCAGGCGTGTGTACGAGGCGTACCTCTCGAACGCCTTCATCTTCGTCGACAAGATGCAGCGGATCGTCCTCCCCACGATCTGGACGGCCGCCTACGATTTCTACCTCCAGCAGGAGCTAGAGAAGGGTACCGCGGACGCCGAGAAGGTCGCCATCCTGAGAGCCGACGCAGTGATGCGAAACACCGTCCCCACGTTCAACCTCGTGGACCTACCGAGCCTCATGCGCGACACGGGCTTTTGGGGGACGACGCTCCAATTCTACTCGTACCTCAACGTGGTTTACCAGCAGCAGGCTCGGATCCTCGAACCCTTCTTCAAGACCCGAGGCTTCAAAGACTCGGCGGAAGCGCTACTCACCCTCGCTCCGCAGCTCGCAGCCCACAGCTTCCTCTTCTCCACCTTGTCGGAGTGGATCATGGGCCGAGGGCCGTGGCTCGGGGCTGGCGCCGGCCACGAGGACGAGATCCTGGCGAACTTCGCAATTTGGCTCTTTTGGAAGAACTTCGTCGAGTACCCGCTCACCCCGCTACCTTTGGGGAGTGACCTCTTGTACGCCGTAGGAGAGTTCCGTTACAGTCGGCGCAGGGGACTCCACCACGTGCCCCCCTTCGGCGCCGGGCCGGTGGGACCGGTGGCGAGGGCAGTGCATAACCTCGCACGTCTTTCGCAAGCGGGGTTGTCGGGGGACTACGACGCGAGGAAAGTCTACAACATGGCCCGCGCCGCGTCCCAGCTAGCTGGCTTCCCCATCTACCCACTCCAGAGCGTCTATAGCGCGGCGCACATCATCGACAACCGTCACCGGCTCGATATCTCCGAAGCTCTGAACATCATGCTCTACGGGGAGCGGTCCGAGGTTTCCACCCCCGTGCGCCCCTTAGGGAGGAACTAAGTCATGGCACTTACCACCACACGATCTCTCATCACCTATACCGGAAACGGCACGCAAAAGACCTTTACGTTTCCCTACGCCTACCTTCGCGCCGCTCACATCCGCGTCACGATCATCAAGGAGAACGGCGACGAGGTGCAGCTCACGCCTGGCTCGGACTTCACAGTAGAGCCAGACAGTGGAACGTCCGGGACGGTTACGCTCAAGACCGCACCGGCGGCCGGAGAGAAAGTACGCATCCAGCGCGTGGTTCCTCTCATCCAGCCGGAGTCGTTTCCGATCCAAGGGCCCTTCGATCCGCGGGCCGTAGAGTCGCTGTTCGACTGGCAGATGATGGCCATTCAACAGCTCTCCGACGGCGTGGGGGTGCACGTCCACGGCATCGAGCCTGGCGGGAACCTGCACGCCCTGGCTACGGAGCAGGACCACGGATTTTTGTCGAAGCACGACTATGCCTGGATGAAGCAACACCAGGGGTCCGGCACCGCCCACGAGATCGACCAGATCCGCAACCTTCCCAACATACTCACCGACATCCAGCTCGACCTTTACAACCGGGCCCCGGTCGTGCACGAACACCCCATCAGCGCCATCATCGGGCTTCGAGCGGAGCTGGACTCCATCGAGGTGGCCCTCGCCGGCAAAGAGGACGCCGGCGCTGTCATTCCCTGGGTCCGCATCATCGACCACCCCACCACTCTCGCCGGCTACGGGATCGTGGACGGCGCTTCAATTCCGTTCGTCGAAGGCAAGCTTGAGGTCGTTACCGACGAGCTTGCCGCAAAGGCTGACAAGGCCACCACCTACACGAAGACGGAGGTGGACACCGCACTCTCGACGAAGGCCGACAAGGCCACCACCTACACAAAGACCGAGGTGGACGCCGCCCTAGCGACCAAGGCGAACAGCGCCGATGTCTACACGAAGACGCAGGTAGACACCGCGCTCTCGGCGAAGGCCAACGCCGCCGACGTCTATATCAAGAGTGAGATCAACACCCTTCTGGCGGGGAAGGAGAACGTCGGCTCCGACATCAACTGGTCGCGGATCATCAACCGCCCCACTACGCTCTCCGGGTACGGCATCGGCGACGCCTACACCAAAACGGAGGTCGATTCGTACCTCGCTACGAAGGCCAACACCACCGACGTCTATACCAAGACGCAGGTGGACTCCGCCCTAGCGACCAAGGCGAACAGCGCCGATGTCTACACGAAAACGCAGGTGGACGCCGCGCTCTCCGCCAAGGCCGACAAGTCCTCCACCTACACGAAGTCCGAAGTAGACGCCGCACTCTCCGCCAAGGCCGACGCCTCGTCGGTCTACACGAAGTCCGAGGTCAACAACCTCCTCGGCAGCAAGGCGGACAAGGCCACGAGCCTGGCAGGCTACGGTATTCTCGACGCCTACACCAAGAGCGAGGTGACCTCGCTTTTGGGGGCGAAGGCTGACAAAGCAAACACCCTCGCCGGCTACGGAATCACCGACGCCTACACTAAGACCGAGGTTACCTCGCTTTTGGAGACGAAGGCCGACAAGGCAACCACCCTCGCCGGCTACGGAATCACCGACGCCTACACCAAGGTGGAGGTCAACACCCTCCTCAACGCACTACCCATCCCCCAACTCTACATTGCGAGGTTCGTGGCGCATGACAGAGAAAAGTTCTTCCTTGAATTCGGCAACACCTCGTTCTACAACCCCGAGGCCGTAGCGCAAGACGGCGTCATCAGCGTCATGTTCGCGGCGCAGCCCAACCCAATCATGTTCGCCTTCTCGTTTGGTCCCCCGTCGGGCTCGGGAACCATCAGCGGGCATATCGGAAACATCTTCGAGGACAAGGTGGAGATCGTCTTCACCGCCAGCGAGCCCGGCTCCTACCCGACCCACTTCGACATCTGGGCCTTCGTCCAACCGTAAAAATGCCCCTCGGAACCTAGGTTCCGAGGGGCAAATTCATGGGGCCTGGCGAGCAACTACCCCATCCTCTCCTTGAGCGCCTCCATGAGACGTTCCTGCACCGAGCCCTTCCTTCGAAGGGCGTTGATCACAGCGACATCCACCGTGTCCTTCGCCACGAAGTGATAGATCCGAATCCGGTCAGCTGTTGAGCCCTGCCGCCGGATGCGGCGGTTGAACTGGTCGTACAGCTCGTAGTTCCAGGTGGGGGAAAACCACGCCACGTTCGAGGCCCCGGACTTCTGTAGGTTCAGCCCGTGGCCGATGCTCTGGGGGTGGCCGAGGAGCACACGGATCTTGCCCTCGTTCCACGCCTTCTCGATGCGCGCGGCCTCCTTCGCGCTCGTCCCCCCGCCGATGTAAGGGGTGTCCTTCCCGAGCGCCTTCAGAAGCCGCTCAAGGTCGTGCTTGTACTCGTAGGCGATGAGCACTTGCTGACCCTGTAGCTCATCCACGAGGTCCACAAGCGCGTCCACTTTCTCCTTGTGCAGCTCCTCCCACTTATTGTTCTTCAACGGCTCGCCCGTCACCGGGTCCACGGACCCGAGGTACACAGCGCCGTTTGCGATCTGCTTGCACTTCGAGATTGCACTCGCGACGTTCGGCGCGGTAAGGACTTCGCCAGAAGCGAGGAGGGAGAATAGGTTGTCCTCCACCTCCTTGTATATCTTCCGCACCTTCGCCGGCAGCTCTACCTCGATTCGAATCTCCGACACCGGGGGGAGTTCGAGGTAGTCCTCGGCGCTCATGGAGAGCACGATATCTTTGATTCGGTTTCTAATCTTCTCATCTGCCCCAGGCTTCAACCGCCACTTGTAGGGGCCATCCGGCAAAAAGTAGTTGAATCGGTAGTGAGTGACGTACTGCCCCAGGCGCTCACCAAGGTCGAGACAATACATCTGTCCGAAAAGGTCCATGTAGCCGTTCGCCGCAGGGGAGCCTGTGAGCCCCACCCTACGCCTGAACCTATGGAGCCATGGCTTCATCAGTTTGAAGCGCTTGGTATTATGGTCCTTCATCTTCGATAGCTCGTCGAAGACGAGCATATCAACGCCCTGCTTGAGGAGGTGCTGCATGGCGCCGCTCTGGATGAGCCATGGGATACCGTCGTAGTTCACCACGTAAATATCGTGGGGCTCTTTGACGAGCTTCTCCTTGTTCCTCCCATGTAGCACCGCCACCGAGAGGTGGGAGAAGTCCTGCCACGCCTTGACCTCCGCAGGCCAAACGCTGTGAGCCACCCGAAGCGGAGCGACGACGAGCATCCCTCCGGTGAGATTCTCTTCTCGGAGGATGTCGAAAGCGGCGAGGGTGACCGCTGTCTTCCCCAAGCCAGGGTCAAGGAACAGCCCCGCCTTTGGGTGGACGAGGAGGTGGGCGATTGCCTTCTCCTGATACTTGTGCGGCACGAAGGGCACGCCGCACTTCTTCGAGTGCCTCCTCCTCATCCGAACAGACACGGACTTCGTAGCCATGGTACCTTAGCCTCTTGTGAATGAGCCTTTGACGGGGAGTGGTCCGCTCCCCAGGCCTCTTAAACTCTATGAACAAAGGACGGCCACCGGGGATGAGGAACAACCGATCGGGGTACCCGGTTTCCTGTGCTGCGGCGATCTTTATCGAGAAGACACCAAGCTCCTGGAGCGCCCGACGAGCTGCCGGGCGCTCCACATCACGCTCAAGAATCCGCTTCGTCCCGCTCATCCGCGTCAGCGACGTAGAACCGAGCGATGAGAACCGGGTTCTTCGGCTTAGGTAGGCCGGTTTTGTCCCACGCCGAGTCCTGCAGCGCGGCGCGGAACACATCGGCGAGGATGCCTTCCTCCCCCTCGAAGTTCCCGAGGTTCACCTCGAAATAGAGCCCCTCGTAATCGGGCCTATCCGTCGTACTCACATTGACCTCCACCATTGGCCTTGTTCGACTTCCGGTAGTGGCACCACTTGCACAGGTAGTTGGGAGTCGGCTTGAACTCCCTGTCCGTGAGCATAGCACGGGTCTTCTCCGCCCAAGAGCGCTTGAGCGTCCCGAGAGCCTTCCGGTGGAAGGTCTCCTTGACCGGTTCTCCCTCGTCGTCGAAGTAGACGAGGATCGACTCCACTTTCTTCGCCTGTGGGAACATAGTGAAGGCAGCGATGGCGTAGAGCGAGAGCTGGTCTCGGTGGCTGTCCCGCCGCTTCCCCGTCTTCCAGTCGATCACTCGGACGGTCTCGGTGTCAGGGTCGTAGCTGTAGCAGTCAACCTTGACCCGAACCCAGGCATTCGCCCAATCGTTCCACCTGGTCTCGCTCTCCCAGTCCTGCGTGAAGGCCCAACTCGCCTCTGCCGCTGCGCCCACCTCTCGAAGTTCGTCGAACTGGTCCTTGTACGTTTTGAGGATCTTCTCCCACTCTTTGCGGTAGGACTTGAACTCCTCGGCAGTGCAAAGCACCTTGCCATTCTCGTCCACCACCTTAGTCCTGGTGATCCTCTCCCCCTTCACGTAAAGCTCGGCCATCTTGTGAAGGACCATCCCCCGCTTCACGGCCGGGTTCGGAGGCTCTGGGATTCGGTCCAGAACCTTCAGCTTGAACTTAAATGGACACTGCTGGTAGTCGCCCCAGCGGGAGAAAGACCAGGACTTCACAAGGCCGTTCATGCTGCCATCCTTTCTTGGTAGGGTTCTAGGTCATGCCAGTTCGGCCCGATCTCGACGTCTGTTAGCATTGGCACGTCGAACTCGACCGACTCTGCAGCTTCGCGAAGCAAACGAATCTCACTTGCTAGCGCCTTCGCGGGCACGCTGATGTTGATCTCGTCGTACACCTGGGAGAGGAACATCCCATCCTTGCGAACACGCATGTACCGGATAATCGCTTCCTTCGTGCAGTCCGCCGCGCTCCCCTGAATCAGGTAGTTGAGGAGCTTGTACTCGAAGGTCATGTACTTATTGTGTTCGACTGAGTAACGGGGCTCCTCGCAGTAGTAGACACGCCCGCCCCAAGTCCGAATCGGCATTCCGATCCGCCCCCGCCACTTTAGCTCCTCCTCCAGCTCTTCCAGACCGACCATCAGCCGCCGCTTCGCCGCTCGAAGAGCGATGGCCTCCTCAAGCGTCATGCCGGTCTTCTTCGCCAAAAGCTTCGCCCCACCCCCGTAGATGTCGAGGAAGTTAGAGGCCTTCACCACTTTTCGAGAAAACTCCTTCCCCGTAGCCTCGCGGAGCATCTTCCCCACCCACTCATGCGCGTCAGTATGTGGGTTATCGAGGTATGCCTGCATGAACGGTCCTTCGATATAGTGGGCGAGGATCCGAAGCTCCTGCTGCGAGTAGTCCATCGATACGAAGGTCTCGCCCTCGTTCGGCAAGATGTAGCGACGCGCGAAGGGGATGGGCGGAAGGCCTCTCACTACCGTGGGCACCTCCACCTCGAACTCCGAGGGGATGTTCGCGAAGTTTGGATTCTCGGAGCTGATGCGGCCCGTCCTCGTACCGGCGAACTCCGCACCTCGGCGATGACCCTCCTGCCGGACCTGGTTCCACGTGGTGTGAATGCGGCCACCAGTCTCGCGGGCCTGGGCAAGCCACGGCTTGAGGAACGTGTTGAGGACGGTCTTCATCCGCCCCCTGTAGTCCAGCGCGTTCGCCAAGACCTTGTCGGCGAAGCGCTCGCTCGTGAGGTTTTCCTTCGACGTGCTCCGCTTTCCGGTCTTGGTATAGGTCCACTCCTTCACCGCGCCGCAGCGGTCTAGGTACTCCGCCAGCTCCTCCTTGTCGTCGAGGTTAAAATCCTCTGGCGCACCAATGCGCTGTCGAATCCATGCCTCGATGCNCTCTAGGGCCCGCTCGCAGGCAGGGACGTCCCTCTCCAGCGCCGGCAAGTCCACCCGCATGCCGTCCCGCTCGCTCTGGAGAAGGTAGGGCATGAGTTCCCGCTCACGGTCATACGCAGGCAGCATCCCCTCCTGCTTGATGATGGGGTAGAGCTTTCGGAAAAGCAGAAGGGTGCGGTCGGTGTCGCCCTCGGCGTACTTCCCCACGAGGTCACCGGGCGCCAGGCAAATATACCGCCCCCAGTTCTTGTCGTTCTTCCGAACGATCTTCTGCTCGATGAGCCAGTCCCGCACCGCATCCTGCTCCTCCGGCGGGAGCCCCAGGATCTCCTCGGCGGCGGGCTTGAGGCTGAGGGTCTTCGCGTGAGGGTTGTAAAGGAAGAGGAGGTACTGCGTGTCGTGGATGCGCTCCCACGGGAGCTCGGGCAGGCCGAGCACCTCGGTGGCGACGGCATAATCGAACTTCGCGTTGTGGGCGAGGATTGGAGTATGCGAGTCCTCCCACACCTGCCGAAGCGCGCGAACCGCCTCCTCCTTCGTGCAGTTGTTCCCGGTGGGGTGGCCCCAGGCGTAGTACTTGGAACGTCGCTCCCCGGCCCTGCGGATGGAGACCCCCACCGGCTTCGGCGGGAAATGAGGACGTTGCCTGATCTCCTCGGTCTCGAAGTCGATAACGTGGACCTTCGGGACGCACATAAGAAGTCTCCTTTTGTCCGTAACTGGCACGCCGACTAGGAATCGAACCTAGCACGGTTGGCTTTGGAGGCCATCCTGCGCCCAGCGCTCGGCGTATAATGGGACGGGGCCTTGGTGCCCCGCCCCGTGGGACAATCAGAACTTCCTACTGCGAGACGTCGTGCGCGTCCGGGCCGCGGGAGCGGCCTTCCCCGCCGCTGCCCGCCTCGGGGCTCGATTCTGCTGGACCTCCACCTCCTCGCGCTTCTGGAAGGGCGCAGTCAGGCTCACTTCCGCCTCCTCCGCCCGCGCGAAGAGCGCTTCGGCCAATTCATCGGTGAACTTGATGCTCTCGACGTAGGAGAAGAGAAGCTTGTACTGGTTCTTCGGGTCGGGGACGATCTTGATCCGCGTCACCACACCGATGGGGGGAAGGCCGTGAGTCCTCGCGAGCAGGTTCGCGTAGGCCGACCACCCCTTGAGGTTCGTGGGGGAGACGGTGAGCACCCGCACCTCGGCGCTCGCAGGGTCGTCAAGATCCTCGGCAAGCATCACCGCCAAGCGACGGGTGTTCTTGCAGGCCTTTCCCTTCCCACGCGGCGCCGAGCCGAACTGGTTCAGCGGACACTCGGCGCAGTTTTCGTGCTGTGGCTCCTCCGCCTCGAGGTGCGGCGCCATCCCCGCCTCGGGATCGTCGGACTTCGGATCTCCGAAGGCGTAGCAGACGGGGAGGGAGATCACGTTCGGGTCCCACTCGTCGGCGTAGTACGTGTTCGCATGGATAGCGGTGAGAACCACCACCTCCAGCTCGTTCCCCTCCACCGGCATATCGTCGATGATGAAGTTCCCCGAGCGAATCTCGATCTTGGGAAGACCCCCGCCGGAGACCTTCTCCGCCGTCTCGATCCGCTTCGCCAACTCCTTGAGTCTGTCCTGGTACTTCACAACTGCCGTCTCGTTCGCCATGTCCGTACCCTCTCCTTTGTCCTCTGTCACTTCTTCGTGACGGAAAGGTCCTTCTGCTCCATGATTCCAATGCCGGGAATGGTCTTCCCAGAAGAGAGGATCTCCCTCACAGCACTCACGTTGAGACGCTTCTGCAGGATTGCGAAGCCGCCCTTGCTCGCGTTCCTTCGCACGTAGTCGTGCACCGCGTCCCAATCCTCGGCGATGGGGATTTCCTTGACGACGATGTTGACCCGGCAGAGCTTCCCAGCAATGCCGTCGGCACCGTGCTTGGGAAGATTTTCAAGAAGGTATTCGCGGAGCAGCTTCTCCTGCTCCTTGAGTTCTTCTGCCCTCTTCTCGATTTCGAGTCGCTTCTGGCGAAGCTTGTAGAGCTGATCCGCAGCTTCGCCCAGGGTGGTCGGAATCTTCTCCTTGTCCATTATTCTCTCCTTTCCTTTGTACCTTCGACCTTCGACCTTCGACCTTCGACCTACAACCCGCTAGGTAAAGGTACGGTAGCTCATCCGCTCTCCGATTGCAAGCCCAAACTTGGCGTCCTTCACTTTACCCCCTTCGCCGTGAGCACGTCGGTCTCGCTGTCCTCCTCGGGCTCGATAAAGAACACCCCGCGCCCGGGGTCCGAGATCACGATGTCCCCAAGACTCCAGTCCATGATGCTCATAAGGTTCGCCCGAAGGCGGTCAATCTCCTTCTCCCAAAAGCGAACGTGGGCCTCGGTGGGTGCCTTCTTGAGCTCCTCCACAGCGATGCGGTACTGCGCCAACACCCTCCGAATTTCCTTTGTGACTCTGATGCTCGCAACGCTCATCTTGGCCTCCTTCGAATCTTGCGAAAGTGCTGCCTCGGGGCCTCGGGAAAGACCCCGAGGCAGCCCAAGTGGTGAAGCTACGCCTTCGCGTATTCCTCAATCTCCGCACGCGCCGCGTCCACGATTGCGATGAACTTCAGCGCCGCGTTCTTCGCCCGCTTTCCATCGGGAGCATACTCATAATGCTCCACGAATCGGGTGAAGGCGGTATTGAGCTTGTTCAGGGTCCCCTTCTTCAACTTCGGCTTCGACTTCATCTTCCACTCTCCTTTGTCCCTTCCTGGGACAGCCTATCCTCCTCAAATTCGAGGAGGAAGATCAAATTCGTGATGGCGTGCGCGATGTGGTGGATCCCACTATCAGGGTCCTTCGTTTTGCCAAGACGGAATTTCTGGAGATGCCGCATGGCTGCAGCGTAGTAAGTGTCGATGGGGTCCTCCACGAGTTTCCAATTGTTGTCCCCCTTCGACCTCACCTTGTGCGACTGGCAGCTGGCGGCGTGGCCGGTATTGGGGAGGTTGCAAGTGCAGTCCCCATAGACCGTGTACTTCTCCGCGCCGTAGGTGAGCACCTCGACCACCCGCTCGAAGGACCGGGGCGGCATGAGGTCGTAGCGAAGCTTCCCGCGCCTCTCCTTCCGTCCCTCACTCATACGACCCTCCTTACCTTTTTGCCGCGAATTATCGCCTTGTAGATTGCCCTCGCCTTCTTAACAGTAGCCTTATTCACCTTCGCAATCCATTGTACCCCAGCATCGTTCAATTCCGGGTTTCTTTCAATCACAATGAGCGCACGGTCCAATGGCGGAAGAAGCTCCTCATTTTCGATGAACTTCGGCTTGTGCTCCTTACAAATCCTCCCTCGTACCGGCGAGACGTTGCACCCGTTCACGCTACACAGAACGGATGAGAACGCCAGCTCCATGGCATTCAGTGCATCGACGAAGCTCTCGGGCTGTCCACCCTCTTCGCTTAGCTGTGACTCCCTCTCCTCCGCAGGTGGGACAGGTGTAACCTCTAGCGCTGATCTCAATGTCATACTTCCTCCGCAATTTTTTGTCTCTTAGAACGCGGTACGCTTCGTTCACCAGCGCCATCTGCTCCTCGCTTCCGCCCCTGTCCGGGTGGGCGTCGAACGCAGCACGGCGCCAGGCCTCCTTGATTTCCTCGGGCGTGGACTTCCGATGCACGCCCAAAATCTCGTAGTAGGTCATCTCCGAATCCCCCTCGCCTTCTCATACGCCTCGCGGATGGCTTCGGGTGTAGCCTGCCTCCACTTCTCCTGGTTCCGCAAGGCGTATAGGTTCACGCGCCCATCCTTTGTCCGCACCCGATGCACCGGGTCGAACCCGAGACCCTTGAGCTTCCTCGCCACGAGGATAGGCGACGTGCGACGACCGTCCGCGGCCGAGTCGAAAATCATCGCCAACTCTTGCCCCGTCACAAGGTCCCCACCGCCAAGACGTTCGAGCACCAAGTCCGGCTCCTCCGTCACGTCGATGAGGAACTGCTCAAGCTCGGTGCGGGTGATGCTCGCCATGTCCAACATGTCCTCGGTACGTAATGCCGGGGCAATGGGGTCGAAGCCTTCGAGCGAAAGGGTGCCGAGGTGGTAGAGGAGCGCCCCCTGTCCCTCCTTCGTCTTCGACCACGCATCGATCTCCCGGTAAAAGGACGGAGGCATCGGCTCCTTCGCCCGTACCTGATGGACGAAATACCGCCTTTCGTTGGGGTCGAAGTAGAGAGCATCTGGGTCGTTGGAAGTGAAGAGGTATTGGATGCAGTCCGGTATGACGTAAGTGGGGAGGTACTTTTTGTTAATCGTGATCTTGGTCCTCGTAATAAGCGTTTTCAGGTAGTTCGCCAATTGCCTGTTCGAGTTCGCTGTGATGTCGTCGGCGAGAACGAACTGCTTGTTCTCCGCCCACTCGTTGAAGTTCATGTTGGTGAGATCCACGTCCGTGATGTACGCATAGTTCTCGCCGTACATCCGCCCGAGAACTTCACCCACGAGGGACTTCCCCACGCCCTTCGCCGGGCTCCAGATGAGGACGGCAGAAAGAGACTTCACGCCAGGATTCTGGATGGGGAAGGCACACCATTGCTCGAACCACTTTCGATGCTCCGGCGGAGCACCATCGAAGATGAAGTCAAGGAGATCCTTCCACGGCTTGATGTTCCCCTCCCTCGGCTCTGCGGCGTAGCCGGGCCACGTGTTCAGCTTCCCCTCGTAGATTCTCGGCTTACCAGGGGCGTAGGTGAGACCCTGCAACTGCGCTCGGTGGGGCCACGAAATCCACGCCTTCGCGGTCTGGACCTTCTCGTACACCTCCTTCCCACGCACCAACACCACCTCCTTGTGCCAGCGGTTCGCGTAAGCGTGGGACACGAAGGCGTTCGGTTGGAACTTCTTCCCGGTTTTGTTCTCTACGACAATGCCGGGGTCCAGAATGTAGGTCACCTCCTCGTTCATTTTGTGAAGCGCCCTCGACGCTTCGAGCTCAGGCACGTCTTCAAGCCACTTAAGGAAGTCCTCCGCGCTATTCGCGACGAGGTAATCATCGAGGCCCACCTTCCCACCATGACTGTGTGGGAGGTACCCCACGTGAACGACGGCGCCGCGGGAGAGGAGAAGATCGGCGAGGGCCATCGCAGCCTTCCGCACGTCCGGGTTCGCAGCTGCGTCGGAGTCGTAGATGATGTAAACGGTTCGTCTACTCCAAGTGAACGCCTCCAAGGAAGGGAGGAAGTCGATATTCCGCTTCTTCGAACAGAAGCTCCACACTCCCCCAAGCCCGATGGTTGGGATACCCTCAAGCGTGGCCTTCGCCGCCTTCTTCTCGCCCTCGGTGATCACGAGGGTAGTGTCGGGATCGGTGGCGATTTCCCTCCAGTTTATGAAAGGTGCGAGGTAAGCCTCGGGAACGGTGCCCGGGGGCTGGAGATACTTCGGGCCGGGCTTTCCGGTGAGCTTCTGGAAGCCTTTGGCCGTGTCTTCGAGGAGGCGGTAGCGGAAGAATCCTGTGCGCTCCCCGTCAAGACCGAAGTACGGGATCACGTAGCCGGCCGCGACCTCGGAGAGTCCGAGTTCGACGGAATCTTCTCTACTATAGACCTCGATCTCCATTCTTCGAGCGTCTTCGATGGTCAAACCCGACCGCTCTAGGTCAGCAAGCGCGAGTTCCTTCGGCATGGCGCAACCTTGTTCTAAACGGTGCCGGAGGGCAAGAACTATTTAGCCCAAAGCTTCTCCAACATTGTGGCCTTGTCGAAAACCCCTAGTGATTCCAAGGCGCTGCGGACACCGGGGAAGTCCCCATCGAAGGGGTCGATTACGCCGATGCGCAAAACGTCCACGACGCAGCAGGCGAAGAGATAGTCGTACCCCTCCACCATGAGCGCTCCCACAAGGTCACCTTCGAAGTCGGATTCCCCAACCACCCTTCTATCTCCTGCTCGGTTCATTTCGAGACCTCCTGGATCAACACCGAACGAGCCCAGGCCGACACCGTCAGAAAACCCCGCCGCGCGGCCTCCTTCTCGAAGGCCTCCTTCTCAGAAGGGGTCAGACGGATCTCCATCCGACTCGTTCTCAGCTCCGCATCGGGCTTCTTCTTACCACCGGCCCTGATGCTTCCGTGGCGACGCTTCTTCTTCATTTCCCAAAACCTCCGTTAGTACCATTCCTCGCCAGGTCTCAGGCTCCTGAGCCGATCCCAAATCTTCTCCTTGATCCATTCAAACTCCTCATCCGTAAGCTCGAACCGCTCGCCGGTGCCAGCCCGGTATATTTCACCCAGTTCGAGCTCTCCGTAGTCGGGCGAGATCGCTAGAGGGTGGGGGATGGAGCCCGGATAAAAACGGAGGATCTCCACCTCCAGATCAATGGCAATCTCCTCGCCAGTATCTGGGTCCTCGCGGTGGATAGTAATGCGGTACATGTCACTCTCCTCTTAGTTAGACGTCCCAACAAAGGACTCTAGATCTCCGTATCCACCGCCCGCACCTCGTAGGTGGCGGGAGGGCCTGCATACATCCGAATCTCTTCGAGCGAAAGTTCCTGCCCACGGAGATGATAGGGGAGGTTCCGCAGCGGGATCACCGTGATCTTGGCGGCGACTGCCATCAGGTGCAGCGGAAGGGCCCCGAACACGTGCTTCCCCTCAATCATGGAGGCCCGCACGTGTTGGTATACGGGCGTCGTCTCGTCGATGAGGCCGATCTCCCGCATGTATTCGACGAGCGCGTTGTGGCGAGTCACCACCACCTTCGGTAGGGCCTGGTTCGTGGCCTTGGTGGTGGCCTTAGCGGTGGCCTTGGTGGAAGCCTTAGTGGAGGCCTTGGTGGTGGTCTTCGACCCTCTACGACCGGGCCAGCGCTCGTATGTCTTGGCCACCTCCTCCATGGCCTCGTCGATGGTCATGCCGAGAAGCTTGTCCGTCGGGATGACCAAATGAGGATTACGACCCCGGTACCTACCGCCCGCGGGCAGCTCCATCACACGGATCAGACCGGCGTCGTGGAGACGGCAGACCACGCCTGTGGCGGAGCCAGTTGGAATGCCACACATCTCCAAAAGCTCTTTACGCCTAATTCCTTCTGGCTCCGTTCGGAGGTATTCGAGCATTAGTCTGATTCGTCCTTCAGTTTCGTTAAGATATGTACGTTGCCTAAAATCTGCTTCTCTCATCATGGTACCTTTCCCGTTCTCGACAAAGAAGTTCTTCACTTCCTCCTCTCGCCTCAGGCGAGGCCGTGACCGTAACCATAGCCACAGCCAAAGTCTATACCATCTCCCCAGCCCTGCCCCCAGCCGTAACCGTCTCCAACGCCTGATCCTTCGCCGGAGCCATAACCCCAGCCACGGCCATCTCCGTCTCCGTCTCCGTTTCCGAGGCCGTCTCCACAGCCCCAGCCGGTGCCACGGCCAGAACCGGATCCGTTTCTAGAACCCAAGCTAGAGATTTCAGGGATAAGTCTCATAGGTCGACTCCTAAGCCACCTCCCCAGCCGGAGCCGGAGGTCCAGGCGTCAATCGATCGGCTCATGAGCAACGTCGTGGCAGGCACAGCCACGACCAAATCCATCTCCGTGGCCGTCGACGACTCCAGAGCCCCAACCCCAACCGGAGCCATTGCCGAAGCCGTCGCCCCAGCCGTAGCCCCAACCCCAACCGGAGCCATCACCTGCTCCGGCGCCGTAGCTGTAGCCACAACCAATGCCCCAGCCAGTGCCTACGCCGGCGCCGGAGCCTCCACCCCATCCCCAGCCAAAGACTTTGTAGCCATGCATCACCACTCTTCTCCGTCGTCGCCCCAGCCCTCTCCCCAGCCGGCGCCGCAGCCACGGCCGGAACCGTCGCCAGTACCGTCACCGTCGCCTTCGCCGTCGCTGGAGCCACAGCTAAATCCGGTACCTACCCCGTTGCCGGGACACCAGCCGTCGTCGCCGTTGCCACAGCTCAAGCCAGAGCCGTCTCCCCAACCACCGCCGCTACTTTCGCCAACGCCCCAGCCGGAGCCGTCCCCGTAGCCCCGGCCATCGCCGTCTCCCACGCCAACACCAGATCCGTCACCAAAGCCAAAGCCAGAGCCGGGGCTAGCTCCATGGACCAATCCCAAGAGTTCTCTATACCTCATCGATCAACTCCTACGTGTCGTCGCCGGAGCCGTAGCCACAGCCCCGGCCATCGCCGTAGCCGGAAACGGCGCCGGCGCCCCAGCCGCCGCCGGAGCCGTCACCGAGGCCGTCGCTGAAGCCCCAGCCGTCGCCAGAGCCGTCGCCCCAACCACCGCCGCTACTTTCGCCAACGCCCCAGTCGGAGCCATCACCGTAGCCGGCGCCATCGCCGTCTCCCATGCCCACACCAGAGCCGTCGCCATTACCAAAGCCAGAGCCGGGGCTAACTCCATAGACCAATCCACAGAGGTCTCTATGCATCATCGATCGACTCATACGTGTCGTCGCCGGAGCCCCGGCCATCGCCGAAGCCGGGGCCCCAAGTGTCGTCATCAAGCCTCATCGATCGACTTACGAGCCTCTTCGGTCGCGGGAATAAGCTCCACGACCCCATTCAAATGAATCTCGGACACCCTGGTGTCGACGATGCTGTCCTTCGCAATGATCCCGAACTTGGCGACACCGCTCAGGGCCACGCCGTCCTTCGCATGCCATTTCCAAAGACGGCGGGCGTCGACCAGAATGACGGAGCTATAGTCTTTGCTGATCGCGCTCAGAACCCCGGCGTGAACACCAGCACCGGTGCAACGAGCGATGACGTACCGACCAAGAAAAGGATGAATCAGATGCTCCATGTTCGTACTCCTACCCGGATGTCCCGGGAAAATGCGGGAGCCTATCTCCGCGTACAGGCTTGGGACCGAGCTTACCCCGCCCGGTCAGGGGGTGGCAGCTCAAGCTGCCGTCTTGATTGCGCGCAGGTCAAGTGCCTCCTCTACGGTTCGCACCCCAGAATCCCATTCGACGAGAACGGGCTCCAAGATGTCTCGCCCACGAGCCGATGGCTCATGCTCGTAGACCTCATCGCCGATGGCAATCACAGTCCCAACGCTCGCGTCATCGTTGGGCTTGCCACACGCATAGCATGCGACTCGCGTGACGCGATCTCCAGCACCACAGATCGGAATAAGCTGGAGATCTCCACCGGTGATGCACGCACGCAGAACTTCGGCTGCGCGCTCCGAAGGAAGGTGGCGATCGTTGCGGCTCAGCACCTCGATCGCTTCCTCCTCGTTGGACGCGAGGCAGACGTCCTCAACAAGTTCGGAAATACTCACAAGCTTCCAATATCTCATAGTCAACCTCCGTTATCTACGCGCGAACCTCCACGTCATGGGGAGGCAGATACCCACCCGCGAACCCACGTGCCGGGTCGCCGTAGATATCCGTGAGACCTTGCGCCGGGGCCCACTCGGTCATGAAAGCCCGCACCGTCTCGGGCGTCGTGTGGCCGCCGAGGACAACCTTTCGCCTGCCGTCGCGGTCGGAAACGACGCCGAGGTAGGCGACTCCGTCCCGAACCGCGGCCTCCGGCAACTCCGGCACGAAGGTGTCGCGCATGTCTCGAACCGACGTCCCTGTACCGAGGTCAATGCTCGGAGCCTCTCGGAGCGCCGCACGGGCCCGCTCAACGTCGGCGAGGAGCTCTTCAGGCGAACGGCCCTGGTAATTGGCGCGCGTCTTTACCCTCCACCGCATCAGCGCATCGGGGTCCACCCCGGGGCACTCGCCCCGGTACGCGGCGGCAAGGCAATGGTCCGCCGCAGCAACATGGATCGCCTCGATGATGTCCGCGGCGGAGAGGCGATCAGCGACGCCGAATCGGTCCAGCTCGGCGATGACCTGGCCGATGGAGGACGCGGCGAAGAAGTCCTCTGGGGGCCGACCGTAACCGGGATCCCCGGGGCGGTGATGATCAATCCGCACCCAGCCCTCGGGGAGGACGTCAATGCATTCGACGGCGTACACCGTCGAACCTTCGGGGACCGAAGGCGTCGGGCACCGGTAGGCGTTGCCCGGATGGACACGCTGCCCAGTCGCGTCGGTCGCGTAGACGACCGACTCCCCGCACTTGATAAGCAACTTCTCGATGAGCTCCATCTCGGGGTCCGACGCCCCGAGTACCCAGATCCTGTTTTGGCTCATGATTTCCTCCATTTGGTCTTTGCGGGCGCCCATCCCCGCGTCCGGGCGTGGGGCCCGGCATAACCCGGCCGGGCCAGCGGGCCCGCAATTATCGAATGAAAACAATACGGTCGTCGGTGTCGAACCAGCGCCATCCAAGCACCGGTTCTGCACCTAGGGCCTTGGTCGCAGCCTCGACGGCAGCCGCCCGAGCGGCACGCTGGCGCCGGAGTTCATCCATATCTAGCGGCCAAACGCCGACACCAAGGATCATTGCGTCTTTTCTTGTTTTGGGACGCAGCTTTCCTGATGCGCGGGTGGCGTCGACAATGACGGTGGCTCCGTGAACCGTGATCTCGATCATGTCGTCCTCCTCTCGAATTAGCTGGGCCAATCAGGCCGTGCGCTCCACGTGCTCCATAATCTCTTCGATGGTGGCGTCCTCGATGGGGATATCGAGGAGGATGTAGTCCCGCAAATCGTCATCCTCCCACCGAGCACCAAGGTCGTAGCCGTACAGACCACGGAGCTCGCGCTGCTCATCGGCCGCAGCCTCCAGGCAGTTATCGAATGCCGCGTATTTCCGCGCTGGGACGCGGATGGTGATGTAGCGCTCCTCGATCTCCTCCACCCGCAGCCCGTCGTCGGAATCGGGCCCCACGACTTCGCACATATGGTCATAGTCGCGATATCCCGCGTCCCGAGCCATTGCATCGAGGGCCCCATCGACGTCCTCGGCCTCGAAAACCCCAAGGAACAGCCCGCTCTCCGTGTTCCAGATCTTCCAGTAGCGCATCGTTCTCCTCCTTACTACGGTCGGGACCACCCCGACTATCTGTGGCGGACTATACGGCATCCGCCGGACAAGGTCAAGGGATTTTTTCGACCACCCTCCCTTGACGTTCCGAGGGAGGACTATACGGGGCCCGCCGGACAAGTCAAGCGAATTTTCTCCGGGCGGCAAGAAATGCGGAAGGGGCGGCAGGAAAAAGTGGGCGGTGCGCCTAAGACGCACCGCCCGTGAGCTGACATGAAAGGAGGTGAGCGACCAGCAGAAAGGAGGTTTACGACAAGGAATTGGATGGGGGCCCGGACTCCGCTGCCCAAAAGCCCGTGCCCGAGCTCCGCTGCCCAAAAGCTCTCTTCCACCCAATTCCTTGTCACCCGCCACCCTAGTACAAGGCGGCCAGGCTGTCAACTATCTCGTCACCGATGCGCCGCCGACCCCTTAAGGAAAGTGAGCGGTACACCTGGTGGCCACCAGATGCACCGCCCGCACAGAAGAAAGGAGGATCACGGCAAGGAATCGAATGGAGGCCCGGGCTCCAATGCCCACAGCACCGTGCCCGCGCTACGTTGCCCAAAAGCCCGTGCCCGAGCTCAGCTGCCTAAAAGCTCTTTTCCACCCAACTCCTTGCCAGCAACGAACCTAGTGCGAGGCGACCAGTACCCCGTCACTACGCCCCGTTGCCACCCGCCACCCTAGTACAGGGCGGCCAGGCTGTCAACACCTTTTACCACCAATCGGAGATGCAAATTCTCCAATAACCGAAGGAATCGCATTCCCCGCGAGCCCACCACCAAAACGGAGAAGAAGGCCGTGGGCTCCGCCCGGGCGGGCGGGTGACCAGCCAGCGGGGAATGCGGGGCTATAGCGTAGCCGATTGGGTAGGGAAGGTCAAGGGGCTTAGGTGGTGAAGTCCTCGATGAGCCCGTAAAGAATGGGCCGGCTCACGCCTCGCTCGCGCTCGTACACGACCACGTAGTAGGCACCCGCGGGCACCTCCTGCGGATTCGGAGGCACAAGCCGATCTCGTATCGTCGCACGGCGTTGGAGATAGCTAAGGTGCCGCTCCTTGGCCGGAGCGTAGCCGAGAAGCTCGTGACTGCGGGTAAAGAACCCGTACACATAGCCCCGATCCCATCCCTTATCCATGGGAGGGGCAGGGGGCTCGGGGATGCGGTCGGGATTGCGGTCGCCCCACCAATACCAGCCAGACGCCGGACGAGCGCCACGAGCGCGAAGGGTGGGGGGCGGCTTGGGGCGTGGGATGCGATAGGAGGAAATCGGACCAACCTCTCCCAGACACGCCCCCTTGGAATTCTCAGAATTCTCGTAAAAGTAGAACTTTCCGTCATCCGTGGCCTCGATGGCGAGGCTCTTCTTAGCACCCAGGAGGAGTCGCGCTGCGGCACCAAGGGCGTGGGCAAGGGCATCCTGAGCCCCTGCGGGCACCGTGCGGGGTTCGGGGTCGTAGATAGTGACTTGGTAGCGGGGGTTATTTGCCATAATCCGTAACCTCCTCCCCCGCTCGGTAGCCGATTTATGGAAGGAGGTCAAGCGGCGGTCGGAGGCTTGGAGAATTTGGAGCTTGGGGCGTCGGATACGAAGGGCGGCGTGTCCAACGTCCGGCCCGTGGCCGGGTGAAAGTCCACCCGCCGCCGCCGAAAACCCTAAGGGTTTCAGTGGGTTAGGCCCTTAGTGGACACTTGGACACTTACTTTCTTATTCTCCTTAAAGGTGAAGTAAATTATATGTATAAAGGGGTATAGGTATCTAGTGTCCTAATAATTAGTGGATAGAGAAGGATAGGGGGGAAGCGCAAGTGTCCTGTCCGCGTGTCCACGCCGGTCCGTATTTTAGGGCCAAAGTGGAGTCTGGGGCCGTTTTAGCTGTTTTCGGGGGTGGCCATTTGCCTGCTTGGAGGGCTGTTTTTGGCCATTTGCCGAATAAGCCGCCTACAAGGCTCCCTGGTCTGTTTTGGTGGCTGTCTAAGGGGTTGGTATATGGGTGGGGCACGTTTGCGATTATACGGCCAGTTAGAGCGGTTTAACGCCGTGTTTGGGGGTGGGCGTAGACCCTGGCCTGCCCCTGGCTTGACCCTGGCCTGACCCTGGCCTGCCCCTGGCCTGACCCTGGCCTGCCCCTGGCCTGCCCCTGGCTTGACCCTGGCC